GGCACATCAACGGCACCGTCCCCGGCCGCGGCGCGTGGGATTGCTTCTGCGGGATGGTCGTCAACGTGGCCGAGGACGACGTGCTGGCCCATGTGGCTGCTGCTGTGGTTGACGCCCTAGGAGGACTCACACGCGAGACCCGGTTCGAGTACACGCACCTCGGTACCGGCAAGTCGATGATCCTCGAATCCACCGATGTGCAGGTCGCGCGGAAGATCGCCGGGACAACGCATGAGCTGACCGAGGTGTCGCGTTGGGTGTCGGGTTGGGTTCGGGAACCAGCCGAGGAGGGGCAATGACCTCGCAGCGGGTTTGGTACGTGATCTGCGACCACTGCGGATACACCACCGATGACCTGACCGGAGCGGGATCGGCAGGTCAAGCGCGAAGGCAACTCAAGGAACAGGGCTGGACACGCCCGCGCGCACATCCCGACACCGTCATGCGCATCGACTGGTGCCCTACATGCAGCAGGGAGGCGTGATGCCTGGTTACGCGGTGGGTCCGCCCGCTAAGCCTGTGGGTCCGATTGTGGATGTGTATGCGGATGGGGCGTTGGAGCGTGCGTGCGGGAACTGCGGCGCTGAGGTCAACAGCTGGTGTGTGCGCCTGGATGGCTCGTTTAAGCCTGTGCCGTGCTGTGCCCGCCTCAGGGGTGGTAACGCGGCAGACGAGCCGACAGGGGCTCAGCGGGGCGCTGAGGGCCAGGAATCACCATCAGGAGACAACGCATGAGCCTGTATCTCGACCTCCAAGTCAACAACGACCCCATCACGTCTATCGGCATCACCCGCATCTCATCGGTCGGCACACAACCCGACTCGGTCAACACCTACCGGTGGGTGCACTACCACGACCAAGGGCAGCGGTCTGAGGGCGAACTCCAACACCGGTACGGCGACGGAGCCATAGCCCTCGCACGAGACGTACTCGCCGCCATCGCGGCTGGGGGCTCAACAGCGACGCAAGGAGAAACAACCCCATGACTGACCGACCGTTCGCAGCGCAAGCGCGACAGATGTGCCCCGAATCCGACGAACACCACGACGGGGTGTGGTTCTGCCAGACGTGCCGGGCGCTGGAGTCGCGGCTCACACCGATCACGGAAGTCCTGAAGGACGTACTCGCTGATGCGGATCTGACGATCGCCAACCCGTTCGCCGCTGTTGAGGGGAACCACCCATGACCGCCGACCTGGACGCCATCGCCGAAGACATCGCAATGGCCAAGCGATCCGCCGAGATAGCCCGACATGTGGCGCTCGATCACGGACCCGAACTCATCTCCGAGATCAAGGGCCTACGCGCCGAAGTCGGTCTATTGCGCGGCGGCTGCAACGTCCGACCCATGACCGAAGTCGAATCCAACCTGATGACACAGGTACTCGCCCTACGTCGCGAAAACGCCCGCCTACGCGCACAAGAGCAACGGGTGCGAGACATCTGCACCGAACCCGATCACAAAAAGTGGATGCGGGAGCTGTCACGCGGCTTCGACGGCAAACCGATATGCGCGCACACCGTTCCAGTGGACGCCGTGTTGGCCGTCCTTAACGCAGAGGAGTCTTGATGTGCGCTGATGTGTTGGTGTTGTGGAGGTTGCGTCGCAGGGGGCACCGGTCAAGCTGGCGGGTACGACGATGAACGGGCCGGCAGATCGGCGTGCAGTCCGCCGAATGGTCGCTGTGACCTTGCTGATGAAAAGAGAGCACCAGATTGCGGGGTTCGCCGTGGCTAGGGACTTCGCTCGGCAAGTCGGGCTGCCTGATATGTACGTCGACAACGTTGAGGTTCAGTTCCGGCTTGATGGTGCGCCTCTGAAATGGCCTGGCCGAGTTGATGCCTTCCATCTGGTCGATAGGGAACTGGGATGAGGTGCGTGTGTGGGCATGTGCATACCGACGGATGCCCATGCGGCTGCTCGTACGTCGAGGTCGATCTTGGGCGGGATGACACCCTCAGCGGCCCCACCAACGCCCGATACCAGCCCTACACCGGGGTTTACCGCGGCCCGTACCAACTAGACCAGGAGACCCCATGAAGCGAGCGGCGAGATACGAAACCCTGGTTTACCCATCAAACCGACACTCGGGATACGGCGTCCCCGTCACGGTCTACGCCGACAACGTCAGCGCGGCCAAGCAGAGGGCGGTTCAAATCGGTTGGGGTGGACATCCGCCCGACGCGCGGGTCGCCATCCAGTCCGTCCACGACACCGAACCCACCCCGGACCCCGGGGAGACCGCATGAGCGGCTGGGATGTCGAAACGTGGAAAGCGGCATGGGGTGACAACCTGGCCATGATATGCCGCGACGACGAGATCGCCATGCCCACACCACCCGAAGGCTTGAGTTGGCTGGTCGTCCGCGAAGTGACCGGCACCCACCCGACGTACTGCGTGTTCCTCATGGAAATCGGTGCCGTCGACACCCAGATCCTGCACCGAGGCCGCATCGACAAGACGCTCTACGGAGAGCGCGGAGTCCAAGGTTTAGCCGCAGACATGCTCGACCGAGTCAAGCGGGCCACCTCATGACCGACCCGCGTGCCCTCATCAACCAACTCGTCGCTATCCGCCTGTCCCGCAACCTTCCCCAACGCGCCATAGCCAAACGCATGGGCATCAGCCGCCCCGCCATCAGCCGCCTCGAAAACGACCACACCCGCGACCCCAAACTCTCCACCCTGCTCCGCTACGCCGACGCGTTGGGTGTACACATCACCATCCACAACCCAGGGTCGAATAATGGCTGATATTGGGGTGTTGCGGACACCAAAAACGTTGCGCGACAAGGTAAAATGCCGTAAATCAAAGGAGGACCACTCATGACCGCAGCGCCCATCGAAGTCGACGAAGACGGCGACCTCATCGCCGCCATGAACGACCTCACCGCAGCAGTAGGCCGCATGGTCTCCCCACAAATCAGCTTCGTGGACTCACAAATCCGCCGAGCCCCAAGCCTCTACATGCAACTGTTCGACGCCGTCTCAGGGGAACAAGCACAGTCCGGGTCGGGCACAGGCTCCAAATCCCGGCCCCCGTTCTGGACTGACGCGTTCGACCTCAAAAACAAGATCGACATCCGCCTAGAGTTCGAGCAGATCGCATTCCAGGGTGTCCCGGCATCAGTCGGCAGGATGCGGGAACTGTTGCGGCGGGAGTGGCGGCCGCAAGACGTCCGCAAGATCGGCCAGCTCACCGACGCCCTCCAAGAGTGGGCCGACGCCATCGTCAACACACTCTCCCCGCCACGCAAATGGTCCGTACCCAACCCATGCCCCAACTGCGGGAAAGCCGTCGTCTACCGCCCCGACTCCGGCGGGCAGATGAACCGCCAACCAGCACTGCAATTCACCACCGACGGATGCACCTGCGCCAACTGCAAATACGTGTGGGGTGTCGAACGATTCCAGATCCTTGCCGCGGCCTTGCGTCAAGACCAAGAGAAAGCGGTAACTGGTGTGACTGTCGGCGAACTAATCGAGAAACTCTCCAGTATGGACCCGGAAACACTGGTGGTGACGGATGACACGTCGTGCTTCCACTACATCACCGACTACACGGTGAGGCGAGTCCAGGCTGAGGTGGTTGACCCCACCAACAGCCTCGGCCCACTGCTGCAACGCTTCCACCCCAAATCTAAAGGCGAACCCGTCGAAGTTGTTGTCCTGTCCAAATGGAACCAAGGCGAACAGGCCATCGACCTGTGATCTGCGCCCGCTGCCACAAACTTATTGAGAGTGAGCATTTGTACCTCCAGGTGAAGCGGCGACTGAGCTTGCCAGAAGAGGGCCGCGGAATGGACCCCATCGTGGATGTCCACCTCGACTGCCCCGCGGATATGCCACCCATCCCAGCAGACTTCCTCGACATGATCGGCTGCAGCTGCGGACACGCCGCCTCCCAACACCAGTACGCGATCGAAGGCGACGCGATCGTCCAACTGTCAGCGCACACGTTCTGCTCCCAATGCACCTGCCACGGATTCAACACAACATGCTGACACCAAGGCGCGGAAACAAGCCATGCGTATGCGGAGCGATCCACCCATGCTGCCGATACCTCGTTGACGGTGCCTGCCCCCACCGCACACCAGGTGACCACCACCACGCGCCACAAACGAATAGCGACGTTAAGTGCTCGCACTGCCCGCACCCAAGAAGCGCCCACGACGGCGAGGGCTGCTCGGCAACGGTCACGGTCAATGCCTGGAAATACGAATGCGTCTGCGGATTGCTGCGAGCGCGCACTGACGACAACGGAAACTACGTCGACCCTTACTCCGATTGATTCGGCACAAGACACGCAGATGCTGAAACAGCCTGACTGCTTGCTATCCAGGCAAAACGTGCAACAATCAGAAGCGCGCGGCTGGAGTGTGTCTGAAACACGGATTCTCTAGCCGCATTCTTCGTATACACGGAGGCCACGATGTCACCTACACCCGCGAAAAACGTCATGCTGACCCGCCTCGAAGCGCGGGTACTACGCATGTCCGACCTGTTGAAACGCGCACGTGTGGATGGTGACCCGTTGTTCGTTGAGATGGCTGAGCGGGATTTGAACGCCCTGCTCGACCAGTTACCGCGCACCTCCAAACAGCCCGAACAGCCCCTGGAGAACGCATGAAGGTCAACGTGACATGCCCCGCTTGCGATGAGCCGGTCGAGTGCGAAATCGCGCTCACTGTCGGTGAAGCCAAGGCCGGCGAGAACTACGTCAATGTGGACGCTGAGATCGTGTCCGGCCCGGATGAGCACTTCGCGGATCGGCACGCGGCATGAACGACTTCGATGCCGCTATTGACTGGCTCGTCCAGTCCGGCCGCGCCAAGTCCAAAGGCGACGCACGCCGACGTCTCATGGAAGGCGCAACGCAGGTCACTCCCGATGAATTCGGCATCTCTAAGGGCCTAGACCTGAACATGTCTACGTGGCTGGGGAATCTTGCCCGTGGTCTTGCTGGCGCATCACCGGCCATCGACGGCCTTGCTAAAGCACGCCGAGACCAGGGCCGCGCCATCCAGTTCGTAGGCCAGAACGCAGGAATCGCCTACGACGCCACGATGGAGCAACTGAGGCCACGTCCTTGGTGGAAGCGGATCTTCGGTGCCTGACATCCCCGAGTGGCTTGAAGGCAGCTTCCAGGCGCCCACTCTCGGTGTGAATTTCGAACTGCCCTACGCCCTCATGCTGGACGACGAATGAACCAGGCCGCAGTCACCCTCCTCGCCAACGCACTCGAATCCGGCGCCCTCGAACACCCCGGCGACGACAACACCCCACCACGCCCCATCATCCTGTCAGGCTTCCGCAACACGGGCATGGACGACCAACAAGCCAAAGACTTCAAAGGCGCAGCAGCGCAGCTGCAAGCCGAAGCCATCGTCCACCTCTTCGAACAAGCCGGCATCGACCTCACCCTCACCCGGGCTGAGGTGCAACAACTCCGCGCGCAAGCAGCCGAAGTGCCCGACGGCCGGCGCATCATCCACGTTCACCCCGACAACGAGCAAAACCCCGCCGTTCTCCAACTCACTGTCACCAAAGACAGCGACCACGTCACCATCCCCAGCCGAGCACTGAAAGCCCTAACCACATGAGCCGCATCCAAATCACCGCCGACGGACAAACACTCATGGACGCCACAGTCGGCGTACGCAAAGGCGAACTACCCTCCCTCGACGAACTCAAGACCTCACTGAGCAACGCAGCCGGCGGCACCATGAAACCCTGGACGGTCTGCGCCCTCCAAGCCCTCGCACTGTCCTTGCAGCCCATGCTCGTAGGCAACACCATGGGCGACACCACGATCACCATCACCACACGCGAGCAGGGATGGACACTGGATGTGGACAGTGCCATCCAAGGGCACCACTAACCAACGCGGCTACGGAAGCACCCATCAACGCGAACGGCGCGAATGGGAACCACACGTACAAGCCGGCCGAGTCAACTGCCGACGATGCAACACACCCATCAAACCCGGACAACCCTGGGACCTCGGACACCAACAAGACCGAACAGCACCCAGACACCCCGAACACCAAGGCCGAGAATGCCCAGCCGGCGGCAACCGATCAACCGCCCAATCACGGGCAAGGCCAGCAGAACCACACCCCGGACTCAATAACCGCAGGCCATAGGCATAAAGGTCGAATCAAACACCCCGGCCACCACCCCTCCCCCCGACCCCAAAACACTGACCCCGGCTCCCGCTTCTCGGTTGTTGTACGGGTCTGGTGATCGCAGTATCCCCACACGTATCTTCTGGAAGCCGTCAGGGCTGAAAGGACGCCGACATGGCTGGTAGAGGTCCGCAACCGAAGGATTCGGCGAAGCGGGTTCGACGGAATTCTGATTCTGCTGGTTTGCGTGTGTATACCGCGGAGCCGGTGGTTCAGCCGGAGTTGCCTGAGTTTGATATTCAGGTCGAGGCGGATGGTGAGTTGTTCGCTCAGCGTTTTGTGTGGCCGGAGGCTACGCGGCGTTGGTGGGCGGTGTGGGGTGATGAGCCGATGGCTCGGGATTTCACGGCGACTGACTGGGATTTCTTGTTGGATACGGCGTTGCTTCACGCGAAGGTGTGGGGTTTCGGTGATTTGAAGTTGTTGCCTGAGTTGCGGTTGCGGGTGGCGAAGATGGGTGCCACGTCGGAGGATCGGGCTCGACTGCGTATCACGTATGCGGCGGCAGATGAGGCTGATGAGCGCCGGTCGGGGTCTGGGACTTCGTCGTCGCGATCTCGTCGGGGTCCACTAAAGGCGGTGTAGTCGGTGCCTTGGAAGCCCTCCGAAGAGGGGGAGGTTCCGACTCTCGGTTGGTACGTGCTGGACTGGATCACTGAGTATCTGGCGCGGCCGGCAGTCGGGGAGTATGAGCCGTTCGTCGCTTACCGCGAGCAGGAGGATTTCATCCTGCGCTGGTACCAGATCGACCCTTTGACAGGGCGATTCACTTACGGCCGTGGCCTACTCGGGAGGCCGCGTGGGTGGGGGAAATCCCCGCTATTGGGTGGCCTCTGCATTGTTGAGGGCTTGGCCGATGTGTTGTTCGACGGATGGGATGCTGACGGGCAGCCGGTTGGTCGCCCGTGGAGCACAGTGCTGACTCCGTTGGTGCATGTATCTGCGGTGTCTGAGGATCAGACGAACAACACGTGGCAGCCGATGTTGGAGATGTTGGCCGGCCCGGTGGTTGATGCCTATCCGGGTGTCGAGCCGTTTGACACAGTGGTGAATCTGCCGCGAGGGAAGATCGAGAAGCGCACCAGTTCGGGCCGCACCGTGAAGGGCGCCCCGACTACGTTCGCGGTTCTGGATCAGACCGAGGAGTGGGTGCCGTCGAACGGCGGTCCTGCTTTGGCGCAGAAGATTCGGACGAACACTGCGAAGAATGGTGGGCGGACGATTGAGTCGCCGAACGCTTTTATTCCTGGTGAGAATTCGGTGGCTGAGAAGTCCGCGGAGACTGCTGCGGCGGCGCGTGAGGGACGCACGAAACTGGAACAGCCGATCTTGTGGGATCACCGGGAAGCTCCCGCTGAAACCGAGATGGCCGACCGCGAGTCTCTGGTTGCCGGGCTACGGGTCTCCTATGGAGATTCATCCGGGCACCCTGATGGGTGCGTTTTGCACGATCCGCCGTGCCCTCCTGGTCACGTCGATTTAGAGGCTCAGATAGCTGTCATCTGGGACCCGGCAACGGATATTCAGACGGCGCGCAGTGACTATCTGAACCAGATCACGCACGCATCGGACTCTTGGGTGTCGTCGCCTGAGTGGGGTGCGTGCTTCGCCGGCAGCCTGTTGAAGGCTGATGACTTTGTTCCATTGGCGGACAAGGATGTGATCGTCCTCGGTTTCGATGGGTCGATGGGCCGCAAGAAGGGCAAGCCGGACGCCACCGCGTTGATTGGGTGTCGGGTTCGTGACGGTCACCTGTTTGAGATCGGTGAGCGGTCGGTGTGGGAAGCGCCGGGAAATGAGATGTCGCCGCGGGACCGATTCAAGACGGGGAATGAGTCGTCGTGGACTCCGCCGGTCGCTGAAGTTGATGCGGTAATTCGTATGGCGTTCAAGCGGTACACGGTGGTTGGGTTCTATGCGGACCCGTCTGGGTGGACTGAACACATCGCTAAGTGGGAGGCGGCTTTCGGGGCCAAGCTGAACCCGAAGGTGAAGGCGTCAGGGTCTTCCAAGATCGCGGCTTGGCCTCGCGGTAAAGACACCAACGCGGTCGAAGCAGTGAAGGCGCTACACGTCGCGATCGAGAACGGCGAGTGCAGCCATGACGGATCGTCGGCACTCACAAGGCATGTTCTGAACGCTCGGCGGCGCGCGGTCGGCAAGGGGTATCTCCTGTACAAGGCGTACCCCGAGTCGCCAGACAAGATCGACGCCGCCTACGCGGCGGTGATGGCGTGGAAAGCGCGCCTGGACGCGGTTTCGGCAGGTCTAGGACGGCGACATAAGCGACAACTCATAGGCCAAATCAGATAGAAGGGGCCACATTTTGATGACTCCTTCGGAGTGGTTCGACCTACTGCAATCAAAGTTCACCGAAACCACCCGACCTCGTTGGCAGGACGGCCGGACGCGGTCTGACCTCGCGGCGTGTAGCAGGGAGTTGCAGCCCCGGTTCCGGCTGCTGGATACGTTGTGGTCGTACTACGTGGGTGATCCTCCGCTTCCGGAGGTGGCTGACGAGTACAAGGATGTCTTCCGGGATGTGATGCGGAAGGCGCGCTCCAACTATGCCCCGATGAGTGTTGCGGCGATGTTGGACCGCATGGAACTCCAGGCGATCTCGACGGTCATCGACAAGGATTTGAATGGCGACGACCTAGCCACCCAGATCATGGACGAGTCCGGGTTCGGCGCGGTGTTCAAGGATCTCCTGGGGTACCTGTTCGCGATGGGTGAGTCCTACGGGATGGTCGTTCCGGGGGATCCGACACCGACCATTCATGCGATCGACCCGCGGCGCTGTGTGGGTATCCCGGACAGTCAGAACCCGGTGCGCCTCGCGGCGGCGCTGGTGAAGGGTTATGACTCCATCACCAAGGAGCAGGTGGCTCACCTTTTCCTTCCGGGGGAGAAGTGGAAGCTGACTCACGATGGCACGTCGTGGCGCAGGATCCCCGATAGTCCCGAAGCGATTAATGGTTTGGATGCGCTCGGCGGGATTCCTGTGGTGCGATTCGAGAATGCGTTCGGTCTAGGTGAGTACGAGCCTCACATCGACCTGCTGGACCGGATCAACGACACCACCCTCCAGCGGATCGTGGGATTCTGGTATCAGGCGCTGCGGCAGCGCGCCCTACAGGGTGATCCTGATGATGGTGAAGACGAGTACGGCGAAGATAGCGCTGAGTCCAGCACTGACACCCTGGAAGGGTTGCGGTCCAGGCTGAAAGCCGGACCCGGTTCGATGTGGATGATTCCCGCAGACTTCAAGATCTGGGAGTCCCAGCAGTCCGATTTCGGGCCGTTCATCAACGCCAAGCGCGATGATGTGAAGGAGTTCGCGGCGGTCACTTCGACTCCGCTGCACCTGATCACACCGGATGCGGCGAACGGTTCCGCCGAGGGCGCCGGCCTGATGCGGGAATCGGCTACGGCGAAGGTCCGTGACCGTCGCGCACGGATTACCCCGTCCCTGAAGCTGCTGTGGCGTATCGCGTTCGCGATGGCTGGCGACGCTGACCGCGGCAAGGTCATGCAGATGCACTGGGGTCCGATCGAGTTCCGCACCCTCGCGGAGATGGCGTCGGCCGCCTCGCAGGCAACAGGGACTTTGTCGGTGGAGAAGATCGGCCAGAAGATCTGGCAGATGTCTCCCACGGAGATCGACGAGAACATCGCGCAGCTCCGGTTGCCGGCTAGCAAGTTCGACGCCACCCCGTCGAACGACTAAGACTTCCACCCATTTTGGTGGTTGACCCGTCATGGGTTCTTTCATCCCGACAGGGGAGTAGCAGTGTCTGATCTTCCTATTCACCCGCGCACCGGACTCCGTGCAATCGGCATTGGCAAACGTGGACCAATCTGGCCGATCGCCGGGGGATCTCAGCCAGTCGGAGAACCCCCGCTGGATCCACCAGCGGATGATCCCAATCCGCCGGCTACCGAGGCTCCCGACAGGGGATTCCCGGAGAACACTCCGATCGTCGAGATGTCAGCGGAGGAACGCGCCAACTACTTCAAGTTCCATGACCGCCGGAAAAGCGACACGCTGAAGGCGTATCAGGGGATAACTCCGGAGCAGGCTTTGGAGTGGAAGCAGCAGGCCGAAGCCGCAGCCAGGGAGCAGCAAACTCCGAGCGAGCGCGCCCTTGAGGACGCTCGGTCAGAAGCTGCCGCCGCAGCCCTGAATCAGGCCGCGACCGAATGGGCACCGCTACTGGCCGCCGAGATTGTCGGCCAGTTCGTACCGGAGGAAGATAAGCGTTCCGCTGTCCTCGCCGGGATCAATCCGATGACGTTCGTCAAAGACGGCAAGTTCGACAAAGACGGACTCATCGGTCATCTGACCGGTCTCGCAACCGCTTTCGGCGGTGCGAGTCAGGAACATCAACCCAGACAGTGGGGCCAATCAGGAGATCGCCCGCCGGCACCGTCGGCGAGTGAAGCAGGGTTGGCCGAGGCAAGACGCCGCGGCTTCATCAAAGACTAGGAGTTAACCGATGTCATCTGACATTTCTGTTCACTCCAGCACATACCAGGTCGAAGACCGGTCGTGGCTCGTGGGAACTCACGGCGTGGACATGACTCCTGGTATCACGCTGGACATCTCGAAGTTCACCGTCGTCAACGGCTACATCAAGTCGGGGCAGCACCTCGGCAAGATCACCGCCACTGGCCTGTACGGACCGTACGACAACACCCTGTCCAATGGTCAGGAAGTCTGCGCGGGGCTGCTGTTCAGCTCTGTCCGGGCAGTCGATTCGAATGGCACCGCCCTGGTCAAGGTTGGCGGCGCCCGCTTCATCCATGGACTGGTCAATACCGCGAAGCTGCCGGCAACGGTGGACGCCAACGGTAAGGCCGATCTGCCCCTCATCGTGTGGCTGTGAGAGAGGACTAAACCATGGCTATCGTCTTCGACGGTCCGATCTCCCCGGACGCGCTCACCACTTTCATTCGCAACGTGCCGGTTCAGGCCGAACTGGCACTGTCGGCGCTGTTCCCGACCCGCTATTTCCAGAGCAACCGCATCGACTGGGCCGAGTTCGTGAAGACGAACCGGACCGCGTCGTACCGGTCGTTCGACGGCACCATTCACGTGTCCAGCCGTGACGCCGGGTCGGGCAAGTATGTCGAGCTGATCCCGTTCTCCGACTCGCTGAGTCAGGGCGAGTACGAGCGGATTCAGGTTGAGATCGCCCGCCTGGGCGGCACCAATAAGGCTGCCCAGGTCGCCGCCGCGTACAACGATGCGGAACGACTCAAGGGCACCATGGACAACCGCGTCGAACTTGCGTGGGGCGATGTCCTGACCGACGGCAAGCTGACCATCAACGAGGGTGGCTTCAACGGTGAAGCCGACTACGGTGTGCCGGCCAACCAGATCGCCGCACCCGCGGGCGCCCTGTGGTCGGATCTCACCACGTCGGTGCCGCTGACCGACCTCGACGCATGGCAGGAAATCCGTATCGCCAACGGCTACGGCCGCGCGGGGAAGATGATCCTGTCCCGCGTGGTGCAGGGTTACCTGCGCCGCAACAAGCAGGTCATCGACGCCGTGTACGGGTCGACGGTCGGCAAGACCAGCGTGTCGGTGGCAGAGCTGAACACTCTGCTGGCGTCGGAGGATCTGCCCACCATCGAGCGGACCTACGACACCTCCCTGAACGTCGAGGGATCCAACACCCGCGTCCTCGCCTCGGACAAGGTCATCCTCCTCCCGGACGATGTCGGCTCGCTCGGCTTCATGGCGTACGGCCTGTCGGCCACCGCACTGGAGTTGGCGAAGTCCAACCTGGCCGAACTGACCTTCGATGACGCTGCGGGCATCGTCGGTGTCGTGGAGAAGGTCGGCCCTCCTTACCGTGAGTTCACCTTCGTTGATGCGGTCGGCATGCCGATCCTGTCCAACGCGGGCCTGCTCAGCGTGGGGGATGTTGCCTGATGTCGTCGCTGACTGCTTACGTGGCGGTGTTCGACGAGAACGGCATCGTGCATTCGTTCGGTCCCGGTAGCGATGTGCCGCCGTGGGCGAAGCGTCTGATCACCAACCCGAAGGTTTGGGATGGCGGTCTTGCTGCGGACGAGGATCCCGAAGACGGGGATTCTCCGTCTGGCCCGCCGCCCAAGGCGGGCAAGGGTTCCGGCGAGTCGGCGTGGCGCAGCTATGCCGAGGATAAGGGTGTCGATGTGTCTGGCGCTGAAGGGCGCGACGACATCATCGACCTTCTTGACAAGGCTGGTGTCGCGGTCGAATGACCACGCCTGATCCGCCCGAGGGGAAGTTCGTCACTGTGGACGAGGCTGAGGCCCGTTACGAGGGCGACTTCCCTTCGGAGCGGCGTCAGTGGCTGATGTGGCGTCTCTTCGACGTCGAGAACGCCCTGATGGGATTGGTGCCGTCCCTGCGCAAGCCGCTGGAAGACATCATCGCGGACTCCACCGCGGCCGGCGATCCCGGCCGCGTGGACCGCGTAAAATCCCTTGTCGCCGATAAGGCGTTGCAGATGTACCGCAACCCCTTCGGTGGATCCCTTTCCCAGCACATGCAGACCGTCGATGACGTGCAGGAGTCTCGAACGTTCCGGGGTACTTCTACTGCTGCGATCGTGTTCAGTGACGACGAGTTGAATCAGGTGCGGCTGCGGACACGGAAGCGGTCGAAACTCGGCAGCATTCCGATTGATCCGTGGCGCATCACATGCTGAACATCCCCGCCGAATTCGGTAAGCAGACGCTCACGTTCGTGGCGTTTACTGCGGGTACCCGCGGATCGTTGGGGACGTACGTACCGGGCGAGGTGCCGACTGTTGTTCCAGGGTGCCGACATCGGCCGTTGTCGGCGAAGGAAACCGCTGAGTACGACCTGAATGTGTCGACAATGGTGTTCAAGACGACGGCCCCGCCTGTTGCGGGTGTACTGAACGCACAGCCTGATGGCGAGATCCGCGAGGGTAGCGAGGTTTACAAAATCATCGGCGGTCCTCAGCATCACCGAGACATGGCGGGCAATCCGTTCAAGGTGACGATTCTGTCGCAGAAGCAGACGAGCTAGGAGCACATGGTGGCGAAGTATCGGATTGTGAAGCCGTGCGCGTATGCGTTGGACGGCAAGGGTGTTCAGCATCGTCAGGCTGGTGCGGTGGTGGAGTTGTCGGGTGTACTCGCTGCGAAGTTGGGCGACGTGTTGGAGAAGGTCGAGTCCGAGAAGCTGAAGAATCCGGTGGCTGTCGACAAAGCCATCGCTGATGCGGCTCTGGATGTTGCATTGCTGAAGCCTCTTCTGAAGCCGGAAGGCGATGGCAAGTAGCAGTTCTCGCGAGATCCAACGCGAGATTGAGGCGCAGATCCGCAAGGACGCCGAGTTGCGCTTGAAGACCAAGGAAGCCGCCGAGGGCATCCGTGATGAAGTCCGCGCGGAAACCCCGGTTGATACAGGCCGGGCGGCGGCTTCGGTGCAGGTAGAGAAGCGTAAGGATCGTGGCGGCCTGCCAACCTGGTGGGTTGGCTCAAGGTTGTGGTACTTCCACTTCCTGGAGAACGGCACCGGACCCGACCCTGCTGACAGTAAGTCGCGGTTCGGCCCTGATACACCCACCAAGGAATATGCGCCGTTCGCGAAGGTGGCGCACCGTCACGGGGGCACGAAGGATGGCATCGAGGTCGACGGGTGAGCGCATCCGATGAAGCGCCCGATGATGTCGAAGAGGCGTTGACCGCCTACCTGACCGGGTTACGGACCACGGCGATCTCGCGGCGACCGAGAGACCCGCTGCCGTTCAATCTGATCCGCAATATCGGTGGTGGGGAAGACCCGGAGTTGGGTTTCTCTGATCCACTCGTCTCGGTGCGGACGTTGTGCGACAAGAAACTTGGCGAAGACGTCGCCGCCGGGCACTGCGCCGAAACACATAAGTGGATGATCAACCTGGCACGCGTCCAGGAGGACATCGCCATCAGCGGTGGCCGGATCGTCAACTTCGACTACGTCACCGTCGTTGAGATGCCGCACTGGATCGAATTCCCCGATGACCAGGTGCTGTGCAAGTTGGGCCGATACGGAATCGGCCTGTCCTACGTCAAACAGCCCTAACACAGCCGAACCCTAATACCCGCCGCAACACCGTGTTGTGGCGTGCGGCCTGATGCCGCAATTAGCCGGAACTCCCCTCCGGTAGTTCACCATCCGATAAGGAGAAAGCACAATGGCTCAACCGGCTACCGGCGTCAGTCTCACCAATTCGGCCCTGGCCCGCTTCAACGCTCTGCGTGTCCGTCGCGGCGGCAAGTGGTCGCTTCTGGTCCGCGACTATGACGGCCTGCGCACCAACATCAGCCCCGGCGGCGACTTCGTGTCCCCGATGGCAGCGGACGGCCTGTGGCGTGACGACCTGCTCGCGGTGAAGACCGTGAACGGCAAGCAGGTGTACAACCAGACCGCCAACGAGGGCTTCCACAAGATCGGCTGCTCCAGCCCGGATGGTTTCGTGCAGGAGCACGACATCAACGTGGACGCCCTGGAGATTCTGCAGTCCATCGACCCGGCCCGCGTCGACCTCACCAGCCGTGAGAAGCGGGTGGTGTTCACCGGTTTCGAGAACAACCGGGTGCTGCACCGCCTGCTGAACGATCTGCCGCTCACCAACATCCTGCACCCCTCACGGGCCGGCGCGACGTATGTGGTGGAGGAGAACGACGAGATTGACTTCATCGAGCGTCAGTTCATCCTGATCCACGAGGACAAGGCAGCCGGGCAGGTGGAGCGCACCGCGTTCGGCCTGTCGCGTGCGGTGCGGTCGAATATCGGGAACCTGGTCGGCACCAAGACCGATCCGACGTCGGCCGAGTTGTCGTTCACCCGCCTGATCGACCCGCACTTCATCGGGACGAAGCAGCAGCCGCTGATCTCCTGCATGTGGGTGTCCGGTGAGGCGTGGGAAGAGTACGACACTCCCGCCTTGACGTTCGTTCCTCCCGGCCCCGTCGGTACCGCCCTGACGGCGACCACCGCGGAACTGGTGTTCGACGAGCCGATCGGCGGCGTCGGTACCTACGCGTACACGGTGGCGAAGTCGGCGTCCGCGCTGATGACCACGCCGAGCGCGGCGACCGTCGGTTCGACCACCGTCGAGGACGGTGTGGTGACCCTCGGCCTGACCGGGCTGACCGGTTCGTCCACCTCGTACTTCCAGGTGACCACCGAGGACGACGAAGAGGACACCGCAGTGTCGGGAGTCTCGAACGCGGTGGTTCAGCCGGCCCCGTAGTGAATGTCCCCTGGGTGGTCGTTCCTCGGCTGGCACCCACCCAGGGGGCTTCACCCTTTGTCAGCCGAGTACAGCCGAGAAGAAAGCCGAAATCATGAGTGAAGCCGAAGCGCAGGAACAGGCCAACGAGTACAACGGGTTCGCCCGCACCGGGGAGATCACCGGCGAGAACGGCGAGAAGTTCACCGTCAAGAACCCCATGTTCTTCAACGCCAAACAGCATGTGGCGTACGAGAAGTTGCATCACCGCATGAACAAATGTGACCGCTGGCCCGACAGCGAGAAGCCCGAGCAGCGGATGTCCACCCACCAGCCGGACGGGACCAAGGTGGAGACGTTCGTGGGGGCGTACACGCAGCGCGGCGACTACATCGAGCCCTACCAGGAGGACGGCGTGCTGGTGGATCCGCCGTACGCGATCCAGGTGGCGCAGATCGTCCTGGGTGACGAGTACCACAAGTTTGAGGATGCGGGCGGGTCTCCGTGGGAACTGGTGGAGAAGCTGGCCGAACTGCGTCGCGGTGTGCAGAAGCGGGTTGATGCGGACCCCAAAAGTGATGCACGCGATGGCGTTCTGGCAGCGGTTCCCGCGCCAGATAGCAAGTGACCTAAGACGGTTCTTTCCCGGCTGCCACATCAAGGATTGGCATCAAGGCCGGATGTCCAGCTACGAGCTGCTGGAACTTTTCGGGGTCACCGTCACTGATGATCCCGAGGCTGAAACCCGAACCCTCACCATTGACTTCGCCCCGGAGGACGGGGCGGTGTCGGGGGTGATGCGTGACGGTGAGCGTCCGGAGTGGAAGCAGGCCATCAACCAGATCGCGAACATTTCCGCGTTGTTCAGGTCGGCTAAGTTCCCGAACGCCGAGCACGAACAGTATGGCGAGCGAATGTTCTTGCCTGCCGCGAAGATCCGTCAGTTCATTGAAGATCAGGAACTCATCGCCGCCGGTGATTCTCTGATCATGTTCCCAGGGGAGGGGTAGTCATCGCCATTCACTTGGACGTCTACACCCGCCTCAAGGACGGGGATATTCGCCGCGACGCGCAGAAAATCGAGCAGGTCTTCGATAAGGCTGGGGATCGTGCTGGCCGGGCGTTCGGCGAGAATCTGTCTGCAGGGATTGAGCGGTCGGCGCCGAAGGTTGAGCGCAACGCGGCGCGGATGGAGAAGGCGACCAGCAAGGTCGCGGACGCTATCAGCCGTACCCGTGTCGAGCAGGCGAAATACGATGAGGTGGCGAAGAAGTCCGACGCGACTGACCGGCAGAAGATTGAGCGGTCGGAGGCGTTGGCGAAGGCGAAACGCGCTGAGGCGTCGGCTATTCGGGAAGCATCCCGGGTTCATCAGGACAGTAGCCGCGAGATCCTGAACATTTCGCGGGCTGGCAGTGAAGCTACGGGCACGCTGGCGCAGATGGGCACTGTGGTGGGCTCCCTCGGTCGTGTCGCTGGGCCTGCCGGTATCGGGGTGTTGGCGGGTTCGATCGGCGCGTTGGCGGGTGTGGCTGCCGCGGCGTCCGGTGTGATTGGTGCGCTTCCGGGTGTGATCGGTGGTGCGGCTGCGGCGTTCGGGACGTTGAAGATCGCGACGCTCGGTTTCGGCGAAGCGATGGAGAACCTCCGCGACACCGAGAAGTTCAACGAGGCGATCCGCCAGTTGTCGCCAAACGCGCGTGAAGCGGCGTTGTCGATCCGCAGCTTGATGCCGGCGTTCGACAATTTGAAGAACGCCACCCAGGACGCCCTGTTCGCGAATGTCGGCCCGCAGATCGAGGCGCTGTCAGCGCAGTTCCTTCCCGCGTTGCAGCGGATGACGACGGGCATCTCTAGCGCGTTCAACAGCATGTTCATGGGCATCACGAACCAGTTGATGACCCCGGAGATGACGAAGGTCATCGAGAACATCACCGGCAATATCACTGCGGCGTTCCAGAATCTCGCCCCGGCGGCAACGTCGATGACGAACGCCTTCGCCCAGTTGACCAGTGTGGGATCGAACTTCCTGCCCGGGCTTGCTACGGCCGCCGCGTCTGCTGCGGAGTCGTTCTCCAAGTTCATCACGGAGGCGGCGAATTCGGGTCAGTTGCAGCAGTGGATTCAGACCGGCATGGACATGATGAAGCAGCTCGGGGCTGCGACGTTGAACGTGCTGGAGGCGTTCGTCGCGATGGCCCCGGTGGGTGAGCGGATCATGCCTGCGATTGTCAATGCCACTGAGGTTTTGGTGGATTTGATGCCGGTCCTGAATTCGTTGATTGTGCCGATTTCGCCGTTGTTGACGGGGTGGGCTCCGGCTATCGAGGGTGCTTCGGGTGCTGTTTCTGGGCTGATGGCGGTGATGTCGCCGTTGTTGGCTACGGTGACGGCGATTGCCGATGCGTGGGCGTATATCCGTGGCGAGTCCCGTACCGGTGGCGGGGGTGGTCGGACGCTGCGCGCCCCGGGTGGCGGTGCGGGCGTTCCTGGTAGTCTGCCGGGCGGTATTGGTGGCATTGGCGGCGGCGCGGGGATGCCGCAGGGTGTTGGCGGTACCGGTGGCCGGGGTATCGGTGAAATCTCGCCGTGGTCAGGCAATCCGATCAACAACGGTCGCGGCGGCGCAGGCGCTGGCGCGGGTGGGCTTCCTGAAGCCCCTGTGTTGCCGTTGGGGCCGATGGCGAACCCGAATCAGTCTGCCACCCTGTTTTCGGCTGAGCAGTCCGTGTTGGATGCGCGGCACAGCGTTGAGGAGAAACGCGCCCGCCTGAATCAGTTGGAGGGGTCGGCTGCGGCTTCGGCGAATGACATTCAGGACGCCCGCAACGACGTGTTACGCGCGGAGCAGTCCGAACTTGAAGCGCAGATGCGGCTGAATGAGGCCCGCAAGACTGCGGCTGAGCGCGGCATGAAGCAGTTGGACGGCTTGTCGTCGGACCTTGGGCAGATCGGCGCCCAACTGGACGCTGACTTCGGTATCTCCAAGGGCCTTGGTGGTATCGCGGAAAACATCACGAAGTTCGTCGCGAATCTTGCCGCGGCGCCACTATTGGGCCAGTTGGGTGCAATCTCGGCGGCAAACCCCTCCAAGGGTGGTCACGGCATCATGGGAATGCTGGCCGCCCAGGGGGCGTTCGGCCCGAACCATACCGGCATCCAACAGCAGTCCTACGCATACCAGGCGTCGGCTATGGGTCCGATGCCCGTGGGTGCCAGTGGTGGCGCGTACCCCGGTGACGCTGCACTGCTGTCGAACGTGCCAGTCGGCCGCTACACCCAATCTGAGCGCGGCGACCTCACCCAAGGGTTGGCCGACTGCTCCAGCGCCATCGAGGATCTGGTCAATCTCATGGACGGCCGCCCCACGAGCGGGGCGTCGATGTACACCGGCAACGCTGCGGAGTTCTTGCAGTCCCGAGGGTTCCAGCCCGGCATGGGCGGGCTGGGTGATATGCGGGTCGGATACAACTCCGGTCACATGCAAGCCACGTTGCCCGGAGGGACACCATTCAACTGGGGTTCCAACGCTTCAGCAGCGAACCGTGGGATCGGCGGGACAGGCGCGGACGATCCCTCGTTCACCGACCACTGGTACCGGCCCGCGGCGTTCACGGGTGCAGAAAACACGGGCGCTGTCGGCCCGCCAACCCCGTACAACGCCAACTACCCCACGGGTGGCGGCAACTTCAACCCGAACATGCAGATCGACACCAGCCGCGCATCTGTCGCGCCACCGTTCAACCCCAACGCCATCACCCCGTGGTCGCTAGGCCAGAACACAGTCGGCGACAACGGACTAGCACCAGGAGAAGGCGTACCCGGACAGGGCGGCCCACTGGCAGCTATGGCCCCCACCCGCATCGGCGGTGTCGAACCAAACCGAGGCACCGGGGGCGGCGGTATCGGAATGGCATCCGGCGGGCTGCTTGACATGGGCATGCAGGCCGGCGGCATGGCCTTAGATGTCATGGCCCCCGGCGCTGGGCAAGCCGCGCAGATGGGCATGAAACTCGCCAACCGAGCTATCGAGTTCGGCGGACAGGCCGCCGGTATCGGCGCACAAGGCCTGATTGACACGTTCCTGCCCATCGGCGGATCACAGTTGGCGTCCAACAACTGGCTGACGAAGATCGCTGGCGGCCTTGCAGGCGCAGGAGCGGCCATCCCCAACGTCGCCGGGCAGTCCAGCCAGCCCACCCCTGAACAACTCGCAGGGCAGCCCTCAGCGCCGCAACAGAGCGGCGTCGGTGGGCAGGCGGCGCAGATCAGCCACCAGACCACCATCAACGCCGGCAAGGACCGATCCGGGGCAGGAATCGCCCGCGACTTCGAGTACCACACCAGCGCCGCATCACGCGGGCCAGGAATGTGAGGACTGACCTGTGACGCTGCCGTGGACACTGCCCCAAGAACTAGAGGGCGGCACCTACGTGCCGGGCAAGAAACGCTACCCAGCAGGGGAAATCACCGCCGCCGGCTGGTGGCACCTGGTCAACGGCACCCGCCCCTTCATGCAACTGAAGGCGTACGACTCGTCGATCACGTTCATGCTGACCGGCGGACTCGCACCACCGTTCCACGATCCGACCACCCCGGAATGCGTTGAACTCAAATCGTTGAAGGGTTTGATCCCGCCGTGGCGACACATCATGCAGAAGGGCGCCACACAGGACGGCTCCACCCACGTCGACGCCATCTACGACCCCACCGAGGTCGAGCTGGTCGTTGAGTGTGTCGGTAAGGGGTGGCGCGGTAAAGCGCAGGTGGTCCGTGACCTGCTCGCGTCGATCGACGCCAACAAGCAGTCCGAGGTCGGGTTCTTCGACCGGGACGCCGGCTACTGGTGGTCGATGCTGCGCTGGTACCAGGGCGCGCCCCCGGACGCCCTGAATCTGGTGAACAACGGGCAACCCTTGTCGCTGCGGCTTCTGGCTGATGATGCGTTGTGGCGCACCTACGACCACACGGCCATGTTCGGGTTCTCCTACGCCGACATGATCGACGAGTTCAGCATCGACTACGACGGTGATCTCGGCCCGAACTGGCCGCAGTACTACACCGGTTCGGGTGCTGGGTTCAGTTATGTCGGTGGTGGCGCGGCGAAGTGGCAGGACGACCCGGACCGCATGTTCTTCACCGGTTCTCGCCGCGTGGTGGCAGGCCCGTTCCGCAGCTTCTACGCCGCCGCCGATGACGTGGATGTGTCGTTTCAGGTTAATAACACCCCCGAGTTCACCGTGGGTACGGGTGCCGCGAATGATGCGTGGGCTCGGATGGGACGCGATGTGGATGGAAACTGGGATGGCTCCGGTGTGCGAGCCCGCATCGGCTGGGGTTTCGTCCGCCTGTCGGTGTTCAAGGACTTCGCCGAGGTGTGGCATTACCAGTCGATTGTGGCGATTCCCCCGCTTGCTGGTGAGGAGTTCATTCTCCGCTGTATCGGACGCACATACTCGCTGATCCGGTCATCGAGCGGCGGTACGTACACGATGCTGACGCGCACCGAAACCGGCAGCAACCTGTCGTTCATGGATTCCGATCACCGAGGTATCGGGTTCGGTATGCAGGCTGGGGGCGCGTTGATCACGCAGGCCACCCCGGCGCAGGTGCGTCAGGTCGTTGTGGATGGCGCGGTCATCGACTCGTTCAATGTGACCACCAGTAACGATCTGGGTGGGGACTGGCCGCTGCGCTACTCGGGCGTGAACGACGCCTACGTGCGCGCGGTCAGTGGGTCGGCGGTGTGGATCGACAACGCCGGCACCAACACCCAAGAGGTTGTGAACGGACCGTACAAGGACTTCCACACGGTGACCGACTATCAGGTCGCGTCGATGGTGTTCGGGTCCATGCAGGAATGGTCGTTGCCCGCGGGCGCTGCCAACGATGTGTGGGTGCGGATGGGCCGCAACGTAGACGGTTCGTGGGACGGCAACGGTGTGCGGCTGCGGTTGGAGAACAACATTCTGAAGTTGTCGCGCTGCAACAACTTCGTTCACACCATGATGAGGCAGCAGGTGGTGTTGGTGCCGCCGCTGATCGGGGAGAAGTTCACTCTGGCCGCCGGTGTGGAGGGCAACCCGAGGTTGTTCAAGGTGTACCGCAATGGCGTGGAGGCGATGGCGTTCAAGGAACGCGATACGGCCTCGCTGATGGGCGTTAACTACCGCGGCGTCGGGTTCGGTATGCAGGCGGGGGCGGCGTTGATCACCCAAGCCACCCCGGGCGCGATGCGCCGCATCGAAGCCGGGGATAACTCGACTGTGTCTCAGTCGGGCTGGCTGGAACGCGTGAATGTCGGCGATCAGCCGATGTATGACGACTACACCCTGTTCGGTCCGGGCACCTTCAAGATTTGGGACGGGCCCGGGAGTGACGAGTTCGTGGAGTTCGGGCCGCTGCTGGACAACCAAACGGTGTTCCTGCGGACTGATCCGCGGTCGAATACCACTCTGGTACAGGACATGACGACAGTCCCGCCAACACCGCAGCAGTTGTCAGGATTTCAGCAGGCCATCCGAAAACTGGTCAGCTTCTTCTCATCCAAGAATGCCTTCACCGACCATTTCACGTCGATGTTCGGGATCGCTTCACCGCAGGGCAATTTCTACAAGTACCTGAATGGCCGGTTCTCTGATAATTCGGCGATTCCGCCGAAGTCGCCCGGTGCTGCGGCGAAGCCGTACTACGTGAAGGTGGAGATCGACGACGGCAACGCCGACTCGAAGATTATCTGCTCGGGCACTCCGAAGCGGCGGTACCCACTCTAGTGGCCGAGCTTGTCAGCCTGGGTGACCCCCAGGCCGATCAGTCATGCCTAGGGGAGGTCTTGTGATCTCCAAGATGACGATGGCGCAGCAGCAGGCGGAGTGGACGCGCGCCATTCAGTCGGGTAATCCGGCGTTCATCGCGAAGAAGGCCCGCGAACTGACCGAAGCAAGGTCGAAGGTAGACACCGACTTCCGGTTCACGGTGTACGACAAATTGTGGACCCCGATCGCCGGCATCGGCTCGGATCTCATGGAGGCGTCGGGCGCGGATCCACGCAACGACACCCCCACCGGCCGACTCGTCCTCAAGGGCAACAGTCAGCTGATCCCGATGTTCATGGACTGCCGCAAAACGATGGTGGGCTGCACTGTCGAGACCGCAGGCCTGCGGTATGCGTTCTACACGAAGTCGCACTCGTATGAGTACAACGAGGGCGAGTGGACGGGAACTGTTGAACTCAAGGGCATTTGGGACATACTCAACTACTACGTGATTTGGCCTTCATGGTGGCTTCCGTTGGCTGCCCAGCCGTTCTCGCACGCGATCTTCATTTGGGCGATGCGGACTGCCATCGAGAACATGGTGGCCGAGTGCTCTTTCCGTATCCAGATGGGCTGGATGGAGTTCATCAACAACGGCCTGTCCTTGAACTTTGATGTGCGGACGTGGTTCGGTGCAGTGCTACAGGGTTTGAAGCAGCACGGCATGTCTCCGGCGACTTTCGGGAAGATGCTGTCGACGCCGACGTTCGTGTCGCGCACCAACCCGTTCACTGATGGTTCGCCGTTTATGGCCCGGACTGTGCGGATGGAGACCGTGGGAGCGGTCATCAAGGATGTGACGCGCCCGTATGGCGTGGACACGGCGATGGACTTGTGGCTTCCGGGGGACGATCAGCCGGACAAGTATTCGCGGTTGTCGGTGCCGACGTATGTGTTTAAAACGCATGACCGGTCGCAGATTACGGGTCCGACGAAGACGGTTCTGGATTCGGTGTTGCGGACGGTCATCGATTTGGGCGGGTCGCTTGGCGGTATTTTCAAGCCGATAGCCCGTCAGGTGCCTGGTATGTCGGGGACGTTCTACAGCCCCGCTTTGGGTGTGGATTTTGAGCAACCCTACGCCTACCTGGTGGCACCGGAGCCGGGCGAGGACTCGAACATCATGTCGGCGAAGATTGTTGACCACACCCCCGAGGGTTGGCAGCACATCATTGGAGGTCGTTCCCCGAAGTGGTTGAACGACTTGATGAATGCTACTTTCGCGTGGCTGATCGATTCGCTGATGATCGTCATCGGGTTCACGGGAATCCCCTCGGACCTGCTGGCGGGGTTTCTCAATAATTCGTTCCTCGCATTCCAGCTCGTCCAGCACTATGACCGACGCGATGAGGTAGGCCCCTACCATCCCGCGATCGAACGATTCCACGCCACCGCGTCGGCTCCGTACAACATCGAGACGACGTTTGCGTTCATCAACGCGCTGTTTGACTCGGCGGGCTACACGACGGCCCAGGTGGTGTTCCGCAACGGCGACCAGTACGCGTTGGGACGAGACATCTTCCGTGGCGGTTTGATGAGCCTGGTCTACATGTCCCGTTCGCGGATGGTCACCGATTACGTCGAGAACGTGATGTGGCGTATCTCCCCGGATGAGCGGGTCGTGATGGTTCAGCTCGGCGATGGCCGCCGGGACGAAGCGCCCCTCGCTAAGCATCAACGTCTGATCACAGGAATGTTCGAAGCGTTGAACGTGGTCACGCTAGCTCCCCAAAACGGTTAGGAGACAACAACTATGGCCTGGCCTATCGTTGACTGGAATGGTGTGCCGCACTATCAGGCGCAGGGTGATTTCTTGGTGCCAGTCGACCCGGATACGGGTGCGGCGATCATCATGCTCAAGCAGGACGGTGGGGTCGGGGCGGGGTTCGCTGCCATCGAGCAGGGTCCCCCCGGTATGCACGCAGAGTTGCAGGAGGCGATCAATCTTACGCCTTTGGCGCATGATGATCCGTCTCCCGCGTCGGCCAGTTGGACGACGATCGCGCCTGCCGGTACATCGACACCGGCGACGTACCGGTTGAACCTGGCGATCCATGAGGGCGAGCCCGGCGAGGACGGCGATACGGTTCTGGACCCGGCCGATTATGGCGGCGGCGTTCCCGGCCAGATCCTTCAGGTCAACGGCGACAGCGACGGATTCGAGTTGGTCGCGCAGAAGGTCACGGAGTTCTTCTTTCCCGCGACGGTGGTGAACACGCCATCTGGGAACGTGAATTACACGTTGGCGGGGGTGAACATTCCGGCCCGGCCGTATCCGCGGCGTGTCATTGCGCACGGCGGCACGGTGGTGACGGGTGAGGGTTCGGATGTGCGGGTCGACCTGCTGGCGCGTCTAGATGGGGAGACTGGCGGCAACATTGTTGCTCAGTGTCCGGGTATCGCGCAGACGGATCGGTTGACGTTGTGGCCGGGGAAGGCTGCGGGTCAGGCTGATTCGTATGATCAGATCGCGGCCAATGCGACGGGGACGGTCCACTTCCGTTGCGAGCGCCGCGCTGGCACCACGACGTACACGACGACGAACTCGTTCACTCGGTTCATGGTTGAGGTCATCGCGCTGTGACCAATCCGCTCATTGATCCTGAGTGGTCGTCGGAGATTCCGTCTGCCCCGGTGCATAAGGGTCAGTCTCAGGGTGGGTTGACTCGTCCGTTTTCGGCTCAGCAGTTGGTTGAGTTCGGGATTGAGTTGATTGAGCAGTTTTTGCGGCGTGTGGTTAATGCGGTTGTGGGGTTTTTCATTCCGGGTGGTGGTCCGGCGTTTGATCAGTTGGCTGATTGGGCTGGCGGGATTAATGATGGGTTGCAGAACTTCGCTTCGTTGGTGACGGGTATCGATTTCAATCAGACGCCTGCGCAGGTGTGGCACGACATCATGCAGGTGTTCCTTAAGCCGTTGAATGTGTTCGCGGAGTTGATCGGCGGGTTCATTTCGTCGTTGCAGATACCAACCCTTGACCCGACGAAGATCCTGAATCTGCCTGGTCTGTTTTCGGATTTCGGGAACACGATCGAGGGGTTCTTTCAGGCGTTGACGGGTCAGTCTGGTGCGACGTCGTATGTGGATCCTGTTGAGGCGTTGACGTATTTGGCTGATCAGGTGTCGGGGTCTGCGCAGGCTATCGCGGAGTTGCAGGCCGCGAATGCGGGTTCGGAGAATAGTGGCCTGTCTGGTGGCGACAACTTTCAGACGCCGTACACGGGGAGTCTTGGCCCGGGTTGGAGTCTGACTTCGACTAACGGGATCACGTCGTATGTGGATACGTCGACTGGTAAGGCGGAGTGGCACAACAGCGGTAATGCGACGCCGACTGTGACAGCGCGCAGGATCAATCCTGCCGATGCGAAGACGTTGACGGAGTTCCAGAAGATCACGGTGACGTTGACGACGCCTACGGGTCAGACGTTCGGGCGGATTCGGTTGCAGGGGCGGACTTCTGATGATGGCCTGCACTATGTGGTGGCTTATGCGTCGCCGGGTGGTGTCGCGATTGCGTATGCGGCTGGTGGCGCTGAGGTGGTCCTGGATTCAGGGCCGTTGCCGGGCGGGCAGAAACTGACAAACGGCACCGTGATCTCATTTGAGCCCGGCACGGCCGAGGGCCAGAACGAGTACGACGTCAAACTGAATGGCGTTAATGCCCAGTCGTATACAGACACTGGCAACTTGATCACCACTTCAGTGAACTACGCCGCTCGGGGCCTAGCTGAAGCGCCGAAAGGTTGGGCTATCGGTTGGGCGGCGGCCCTGGAGTTGGGGCAGTGGCGACGCCCGCCGTCCCTGTCTGGTTGCACTATCGCTGACAACATTCCCGCCGAGATCAAGGGTCACGGTTTCCGGGTGTATCGGGAATCGACCACCGGTGAGGAACTGACACTGGATGAGATCCTGTGCCCGCATTACGACGAAATCGACTACATCACTCCGGGTTCGGCGTGGTCGTCGGCGGGCTATGTCGTACCCAAGGCTGGTATGTGGTCGTTCTCGCACAGGTTCATCCGGACGGCGGCGAACTGGACGTATGTGGTGGTCGGGCTGCATGTCAACGGGGCTATCAGAGCTGCCGGGGGGATTCACTCGGGCGTCAACATCGCCCAGGACACGTTCCTGATGTACTGCGAGGAAGGCGACGTCGTTGACCTGCGCATCAACCAAAAGAGCGGCACTGTCGCGATGGTTGGCTCCTCCACTGGTGCTGATTCCTACTTTGCGGGGGCGCTGATGTCGTCATGACGATTCCCGAAGTGCGTCAAGACCAACGCGAAGGCTCACCAACGTTCGGTGCGAGCGCACACAAACTACCCGAAACCTCACCGCACTACCTCGCAGGCCGCCACGAATGGGGCTACATGACCAGCGACAACGGCGGCGGATTCGCCTCCGACGCACAAGTGGCGGACTGGACCATCATGACCGGGGAGGAATAAGACGTGCCACTCAAAGATGACTGGGCGGTAGGACAAAAAGTCCAACCCGGCGACCTGAACGCCATCGCCACACAAGTCAACGCCAACACCGAAGCCATCGAAAGCCTCCCCGGCGGCGGCGGATCAGGCGACATGCTCGCATCCGTCTACGACCCCACCAACGTCGCAGGCGACGCGTTCGACCAGGACAACATGGTCAACGGGACAGCAAACAAAAATTTCTCGGCGGGTGAACAAACCAAACTAGCCGGGATTGAAAACCTCGCCGACGTCACAGACGCCGCCAACGTTGCTGCAGCCGGCGCGCAGATGACCTCCGGGAAGAACGCCAACAACGGCTACGCAGGCCTCGACAGCTCGGGGCTAGTTCCGGCCTCCCTGCTGCCCTCCTACGTCGATGACGTCATCGAGGCCGCCAACTTCGCCGCCCTCACAGGTGGTGTCGCAGGCAAAATCTATGTGACTCTGGACAACAACAAGACCTACCGCTGGTCGGGATCAGCGTTCGTCGAGATCAGCCCCTCTCCGGGTTCAACAGACTCGGTGACTGAGGGTTCCACCAACCTGTACTACACACAGGCCCGCGCCGACGCCCGCGTTGTTGCGGGAATCACCGGCAAGGCCGACAAAGCCACGACCATCTCAGCGGGCACCGGCCTGACTGGTGGTGGCGATCTGTCGACCAACCGGACACTGGCCGTCTCGTACGGCACCGCAGCCGGTACGGCGGCGCAGGGCAACGACGCCCGCCTCTCCGACGAACGGGTACCCACCAACAACTCAGTCACCAACGCCAAAATGGCCGACGACGCCATCGGCATCGACGAACTGTCAGCAACAGGCACCCCCAGCAGCAACACCTACCTGCGCGGCGACAACACATGGTCGGCACCCTCCATAGGCGGACTCACAGCTCAAGCGGCATACACCGCCACCGCAGAAACCATTGCATCCGGTGGGGCGTACGCAGACCTGACCACCACCACGGATCAGGTCACCATCGACGTGGGACCTGCCGGTGTCGCGGTCGTCTCTATCGGGGCGTGGTTCGGGGCGAGCGCCGCGAACGCTCAGGCGTACATATCATTTGCCGTGTCAGGTGCTAACACATCTGTGGCTGCCGACTCGAAATGTGTGTACGTGCGCGCCGTCGCCGGGTCATCGGTGATCGGCGGCACCGAGTCCTCGTTCACCCTCACCGGGCTCACCCCCGGATCCACGACGTTCAAGATGAAGTACAAGGCAGCGGGCGGTACCGGTACGTACGAGCACCGCCGCATCTCAGTCCTGACCTTCTAACGCTAGGAACTGATGTGGCTGAACTGAAGCAGGATTGGCGACTCGGGCAGAAAGTACAGCCCGGGGATATGAACGCCGTCGCAGCGCAACTGAACGCCAACACGCAGGCCATCGAGGACGGCATCCCGACGTCCGTGGATTCCGCGTCTATAACCGATGCGGGTGAAGCCGGCAAGGTGTTAGTGCAGGCCGACACCGCGGATGACGTACTCGACATCCTCGATGCCACCACCACCGGCCGTGACATCCTCACCGGCACACCCGAAGAAGCTGTTACGGCGCTCGGGGCCACTGAAACTGGCGCGGCGGTCCTCACCGGGGATGCGGCGGAGGGCCGCGCGGCGCTGAATGCGGTAGCGAAACTCCCAGCGGGGCACTACACGCCGACAGGGAAACCCAACGGCACTGTCACAGCACTGGATAGCGGCCAGACAGTGGCGACGTTCGGCGATTCACCAGGTGTGGTGTCATCGGGGGTGTTGGTCACCACGGCTACCGGCTCGCCGCCACACGGCACCTACTACCAAGCCGACATGGGCGCGACAGTGCGCCGTATCGGTTGTGAGGTGAAGTGGCCGGCCAACGCGGTCGGAGCGCTGGCATTCGTGCTGCCAGTATCAGCGTGGGGTCCACCTGGTGGGCATCCGTCGGGGGATAACTCTGCGGGCGCGAACGCCGGGGTCCACCTCACCCTGTACGGCAACGGCATTTGGGATTGCGGCAACTGGAACGCCCTAGCCGGGACCGTCACAAGCTATGCGAGTAGCACCACACACGGCCGGTACGGCACCGTGTGGGACGGCGAGTTCCATGATGTCGAAATTTGGGTTGATCCCGACGCGGAGAAGATGACCGTCCGTTTCCCGGATGGTTCTTTCACGACGATCGAGAACGCCGCTGTTGGTGATGTGACGTCGTGGGTGATCTGGGAGCAGTTCGAGTCGAATACCGCGGATGTTCCGTGTGTGCTGCGGAATTTGTGGGCGGATACCGAGGCCCGGCGGGCAGATTCATTCGCTGTCACGAGGGTGGATATCGCTGAGGCTGTGGCCGCGATCCGCAAGGGGTACGACCTTGAGTATGTGACCACGTCCGGTGGCACAAAGACGATGACGGCGGCATCTCCTCAGATCCAAGTTCCTTTTGGTACCGCTGCCCACACGATTGTCCTTCCCGGGGATGTCAAAAAGGGCTACGGGGTCATAGTTTCTAACACGTCAACCGGCGTGGTGACGGTTAACTCGTCCGACGGAACGTTCGTCACGGCAATAGCTTCCAATGGTGAGGGCGTTTTCACGGCGTACGCGGACAATCCCGTTTTGGGGTCGAACTGGAAAGCCTCGCTTACTGCAACTACAAATGGTGTGCAGACGTTGACTCAAACGCGCCTAGATCCGCGGGTGACATCCACAACGTCCGCGTCGTCGTTGACCCCGTCCTACTCGTCCAAGGATCTGTACGTGTACACGGCGTTGGCGGCGAACCTCACCTTGAACGCACCGTCGGGCACTACGAACGGTGGGCGGCTGCGGCTCCGGATCAAGGACGACGGTGTGTCACGAACCCTGACGTGGAACGCGATCTACCGGGGCATCGGTGTCACATTGCCTGCTGCGACGACGGCGGGGAAGTGGATGTACGTCGACATGAATTACAACCCCACGGATACCCGTTGGGATGTGACCGACGTGAAGATCGAGGCTTAGCCGACCGGTTGGAGTGGTTGGCCGTCTTCAACAGCCCAGACGGTGTCGAAGTCGAATGTTGTTGATGCTGGTGGGGGTTTGATGTATTCCTCCCAGAATGCGCGGTCGCCTAGGAGGCCGGTGGTGTCGACGGGGTGTGTGGATTCGTGGCCGGGCACAGTGACGGTGACTGTGTCGTCGGTCGCGGCGATGGCGAATGTGTAGTCCCGGCCGATCGTGAGCGGTGGGCTGAACACACCTTTCGCGACTGGCTCGAACGGGCCGCCCCGTCGCACCGTCAGTTCCCAGGTGGAGCGGTTGGCGGCGAAGTGCACCATATCCATCACCAGCCGATCGTCAGGTGTGATGGCCATCGCCAGGGTGGTGTCAGCATTGCCGTCGCGGATCTGCCGCCATTGTCCGGTTGTTCCCACGCTGCGGACGGTGCCGCGGAACTGGCGGGCCGCGTACACGGTGTCGTTCCCGGCGTAGGTGAACGCACCGTCTCGGATGAGTCCGTCGGTGGCTGCGGGCATCGGGAAGCGGTCTACGTACCCGGCGCGCATATCCCAACCGTCGCCCAGTCCCGCGGTGGTGTCGGGCCGGTTGAAGGTGTCGAACCACGACGTCTGGACTGGTGGTGCTTGGGCTGTGGTGGTCGTCGTTCCGGTGGTGTCGGTGATCTTCGACTCGTACGGCGGTGGTTCCTTCGTGCAGCCGACCAGCATCAGGGCCGTAATCAGCGTCCACGCAATTTTCACCCGTCCACCGTAAAGCCCCACCCCCCGCACTGCTGCCTGAATGGAGGTTTCGATGCTCGGAACCAACCAGTCCGACCTGTGCCAACTCGCCCCGGCGGATTTGGATCGTGTGTGCGCAGATATCGCGGCCTATGGGTTTGAGTCGGTGCGGTTCGCGGTGGATTGGGGGTGGCTGTCCAATCTGTGGGGGAGTGTGAATTACGGGCCGGTGGAGCGGGTCGCGAAGACTCTCGCGAAGCACAAGCTCATCCCGTTGCCGGCGGTGGGGATTCATTACCCGTGGAAACACTCACCGGAAGCCTTCGGGGCGTTCACTAAGAGGGTCGTCAGCATCTTCGGGCCGTTGCCCGCGTATGAGGTGTGGAACGAACCCAACCTTCCCGGGTTTGGTATCGGCACCCCCGCACAGTTCCTCACCTACCTGCGGGCCGCCGCACCTGTCATCCGGGCTGCCGGGTCCGCTGTGATCCACGGCGGGCTCGCCGCGTTCCCCGACCGTCGTGGCTGGTGGACACGGGACTACAGCCCCACCACCTGGCTAGGGGCACTGTATGCGGCGGGTGAGCGCAACGACTACGACCTGTTCGGCTACCACCCCTACAGCTTCGACACCGTCCAGAAGTGGTGTGATCCTGCTGGCCGCCCGTTCGGTATCGACCAAATCACACAGCTGGATGCGGCCCGCACACGCCGTGGCGACACCCGCCCCTACGCGTTCACTGAAATCGGGTACGACACCAACAAAGTCGATGCCGTCACCGCAGCCCGCTACCTGTCCGCTCAGATGCCCGCCATGCGTGAACGGTCCAATCACAACTGGCTGTTCTGCTGGCGCGACACGGTTGGCGATGGCGGCAAATACGGACTCGTCCACGCCAACAATGCGCCCAAACTCCCGCTGTACAACGCCGTCAGAGGCTTGCTGTGAAGCTCGACCTGTACGGCACCGACCAACCAGGCTTCCGCAAACCCCGCGCCGGCCGCTGCCACCTATGCGGCCGGCCATGCCTCGAACACCCCGCGATCCGCCACCGCTTCTGGGCGCTCGTTGCCCTGCTCGTTTCATTTAAGCGGTAACTCCTCACACGGCTGCATATAGCCGTTGACCTGCGCTGACTCATTTCAGATGTATCTGCGCCTTTCCTTAACGGGCCGCGTTTCTGCGCCCGTGCTTTAAGCCAGCAGCCGGCCCCGCACACCCCCCGAGGCGGGGTCGGCTGCCCACGCCCCGAACGGAGACCACCATGGGATTCCTCGACACCATCGTTGATGCCGTCTGGAAACGGCTGAAGCCAGAGATCGACGAAATGCAGGCCACCGCGAAAACCGAACTGGACGAGTGGCAGGTCATCGCCGAACAACAGTTGGATGAGTGGCGCACCGAAGCCATGGCCATGCTCAAAGAAGCCCTCCCCGAGATGGCCGGTGCCATCGCTGAGCAGGCAGTCAAGACAGTCTTCGAACACACGCAGGTCGATGAAGCCGCCGACGCCGTGTCCGGTGTCATCACCGACATCGTCGGACGCCTCGGATTCGGCCTCCGATGACCTACGGCCTACCGACCGGGACGCGCATCACATACGGCGCCAAGGGTTTCCCGCAGTGGGTGTACGACCTCGGCAAGGCGTTCAACCTCAAAGCCTCCACCTATCCGGGGCATCAGGAAACGAACCACGCCGAACCCGGCTTCGTCGCCAACCCGCAGAAACTCAACCGCGGCATCGACTGGGCTGGCTCCGTCGCCGATATGCAGCGGTTCGCCGACTACCTCATGGGCATCAAATCATCCCTGGAGCAGGTCATCTGGGAGAACCCGACCAACGGGCGGCGGGCCGGTGTCGCGGGCGGCAAAGACGTCACCGCGTCCGCTTACTACGCCTACGACGGTGGCTACAACGGCCACCGAGACCACGTACACACACGCCAATCAGCACCCATACCCCTCCCGTCAGGAGCACCCGTGGCCGACAACAAACCCGCGTTCAACGAGTTCCCGATCTGGTCGAAGAACAACAGCGCCCGCGCATCCAAGGTCGACGCCTTTCTTCTGCACACACAGGAAGGTGGCGGCGGAAACGCAGCCGCGGAGAACCTCGCCAAGTGGTTCCAGAACGCCAACAACGTCTCCTACCACTACACCATCAGCCAGGCCGCTGACGGCGGAGTGACCGTAGTCGATTGCGTCGACACCGACCGGGCATCCTGGTCCGTGCTGTCCGCGAACGGGCGATCCATCAACCTGTGCTTCGCCGGCTCCCGCGCAGCGTGGACCCGGGTGGACTGGCTGAAGCAAGCCAAAGCGATCGACGTGGCCGCCTACCTCGCGGTGCAGGACGCCAGGAAGTACGGCTTCCCGACCACGGTTATCGCACCGCCGTACACAGGACGCCTTCCTGGTATCTCGGATCACCGCTACGTGACCAAGGTGCTCGGCGACGGCACCCACACCGATGTCGGCGACGGCTTCCCCTGGGACGTGTTCTCCGCGGCGGTGGCTAAGTACAGCGGCAAGCAAGCACCTCCCGTGCCACCTCCCCCCGGCACCACACCCACTCCCGTGCCGCCCCTGTCCGACAGTCAACTGTTGCAGCAGATCGCCAACGATGTCGCCTGGCTCCGTCAACAGCATGACGTTGGCCTCGACGCGTGGGGCGAAGACGGCGACCTCGGCCGCAACGCCAAAGGTCAGCGCCGCACCCTCCGCGCCGGGCTGGCCGCACTCATCCGCAAGGTTGGTGCCTGATGGCTTGGGCGCCGCCGTCGAAGCCGGGTGACACTCACCCGTCTGTAGCGGAGGCGAAGAAGAAGCTGCGGGTCTACAGCTACGGCAAAACCCTCGGCGATTCCGACGTCTACAGCGTCGAATTCGGTGTCGCGCTCACCCAGTTCAAAGTCAACCGCAACGACCAGATCATGCGCGGCTCCGTCCGAGACATGCCCGGCATGCCCCTCAACACCGAACTGGACTGGGCCACAAAGAAGAACCTGCGGATCCTGCCCGAGCAGAACATTCCGCCCGCCGTGTCCCGGAAAGTCGTCGTCACCATCAACGGGCACATGGGCGGCCTGTTCGACGGGCCCGCTTACTTCACCGCCCGCGTGTTGGAGGAACAGGGCCGCGTTCGTGTGCAGCCCGTCGGCTACAACAACACGAAGAAGCCGTTCGATAACGCCAGCGGTGTCCGCGAGATGGACCGAATCGTCAACGATCCCATCATCCTGCCGCAAGGCACCGACTGGGCCATCCTCTCCCATTCTCAAGGGTCGGTGGTGGAGTGCGACTTCTACGAGCAGCGCATCGAACCCAACCGCGACCGCTGGCCCTACAGCCACTACAAGGGTGGTGTCCGATTCGGAAACCCCCGCCGGCCCATGAACACAGTCGCCCCCTGGATCCTGGACCCGCCACCACAAGGCACCGAAGGCCTCGACCCGAACTGCCTCAAACAGGCGACACCCGGCGTCATGGAATGCAGCAGGGACGGCGACCTCTACGCCAACAAGAAACCAGGACTCGCCGCCGACTACAAAGAAGCCGTCTACATGGCCGTCTGCCGCGGCAAATTCATGGGAGCCAACACGCTCGCCGCCGAACTGGGGGAACTCGCAACCCGATTCAGCAACCCCATGGAGATATTCGCGCTGTTCCAGGCCATCATCTCCGGCGTCTCTGGGCTCATCACATTGCGTGAACACGGCGAGTTTGACCTTCGCCCCTGTATCGATCACACCGCTCGAATCCTCGGCGTCTGAAAGGCCCTGACATGTGGACTAAGCAGTTTTGGCAGGACGCGATCGAGAGGGCTACGAAGACGTTCGCCCAAACCCTGGCAGCGGTCCTCGGGGCTGGCGCGGTGGATGTGCTGGCCGTCGACTGGAAATCCGCTTTGGCTGTCGCTGCTGGCGCCGGGCTGGTGTCGGTGCTGACCTCGCTCGGGTCCGAACCGTTCGGGCGCGGCGGCACAGCATCCCTGACCAAGGCTGTTGAGCCTGCGCCGTGATGGTCCGGCGGATCAGATGGATCGGGCACCGGGTAGCGAACCGGTTCTTCGCCATCCTCGACTCCGAGGGTGTCGCGTTCTTCCAAACCCTCGTCTACACCCACCTCGCCGTCGGTGGCGCGTACGGACTGCTCGTCGCCCGCGGCGTCCCCGACACAGTCGGTGACGCACTAGGCAACTCCGGTGACACCGCCTGGCTGATGCTGTGCATGGGTGCCACGATCTGCATTGCTGGGAAGGTGATGTCGTGGTCGCACCGCCGCTACTGGGTGCGCACCGCCGGCCTCTACCTCCAGTTTGCGGGGGATCTGTGCGCGTTCGGGTCGTTCACCGGGTACGTGCTGTCGACGTGGCAGGAAAGCAACTGGGGGCAACCGTTGGTGGCGGTGTGGGTGTTCGCGGCCCTGGCCGATTGCGCGTTCTTTCTGTGCTGGCGTGACCTGCGCCGGATCCGTGAAGCTGAGAGGGCGGGGAAGTCGTGAATGCTGCGCTGGCGACGGTGATCGCTTCGGCTTTGGGCGCTATCGGCCTGATTATCGGGGCAGTGTTGTCGTCGTACCTCAACCGGCACAAGGATGATGCTGCGGTCGCCGATCAGGTGTCGAAAGCGTGGACACCGTTGGTGTCTGAGCTGCGGACTGAGGTTGCGGAGACGAAGAGGGAGTGTGTGGATTGCCGTAAGGAGTTGGGGCAGGTGAAGCGGGCGTTGCGTACGGCTATCAGTGCGTGGCATTCGAAGGATCCTGACTTGATTGACGCGGCGATCGAAGCGGCGCGGGACCTGTTGTGATGGTTGCGGGCGCGGCGATACTCGCCTACGCCATCACACGGTAGTAAACTGGCCGGGTGCCCAGGTGGGGCGCGGAACCGTATCCCTCCACCGAAAGGCAATCCCATGCAACGCATCACCATCGGCCGCTACAAGCCCACTCCCGGCGGTCCGTTCACCGACCTCCCCTTTCCGGTCGAAAACGAGGGCACGGTTTACTCCACGACTGACGTTTCGGCGTACTTCGACGGCTGGGTTGAAGGCGTCCGTGATGACGGGTCCACGTGGATCATGTGGCTCGACTCCAAGGGAAACCCGACCGTGTTCTACGCCAACCGGGATGAAGACGGCGGCGTGGACGATGCCAGTCGAATCGATCTGTCACTAGACTGATTCCCATCGATCTACCCCTAAGACGGGTAACCGCGTAAGCGGTCCAGCACGGCAGCTCTGCTGGGCTCCATGAACCTGCCACCTATCGCCGCCCCTGACTTCGGCTGGGGGCGGCCTTCCTTCGTTGTGTGTGCGTGCCTTCGCAACTGATTGCGGTGTGGTGCGCGATGATATTGACGTGAAGGTCACTCTGCGCACCGGGGATCGCGCCATACTGATCGGTGCCGCAGCGATCATCTGGTACGAACGAGCTGTCGCCGACGACGCCGACCTCATCTCCTCCCGCGTGTCCGCATACCGGCAACACCTCCCCGGCCGCTTAGTGACTGACGCCGTGATCCTCGCAACCGCACTCCACCTCGCCGAAGCGCTGTCGCCTGAGTGGGATCTGTACCACGTCGCCATGCGCTGGTTGCGCCGGCAAGTCGCCGAGTAAACGGTATTGACAACTGAATGGTAAGCGGTATCGTTAACGCCATGACAGCCTCCCGACGAACTCGCATCACGCTTCAGAACGTCTACGACTGCACGTGCGTATACAGTTGTCGCGATCATCCCGCAACGATGTGCGGATTGTCCGGCGAGTGGCACGTGCATCCCCGCGTGAACGGCGACTTCGGCCCATGCCCCATCCACCCCGACGCCCCCGGCGACCTGTGAGCCCCGGCGGTCGCCCCGAAATCGGGCCACCCATCAACATCCGCCTCGGTGACGACCTCCTCGCCCTCGTAGACGACTACGCCGCGCACAACAGCCAGACCCGCGCACAAGCCATCCGGTTCCTACTCACCGCGGCCTTGTCCGAACGCCACGGCAGCGCTCCGTCCGGACAGACTCGATGACCGCCATGCGCTACATACGCCGCAACGTCGGCGGGCAGGAATAGACTAGGCAGATGGCCAAGGGCATCGAGGGCACAGCTTTCCCGCTTGACCTCATGCCGAACTGGCGGCTCCCAAGCCAACTTGGATTCGGCCCAGGAATGCAGCCCGACCCCTACGCGCTCGGCGATCTGTGGGTTCGGCGGCACAGAGAAGGCCCCAACGTCGAGTACATCACCGTAAACGACGACGCCAGCCCCCAGGTACTTATCGGTGATGAATTACTCCGGGACATCCAGTTCGACATCCGCCGGTACAACACCAGCGCCTGGGTGACCCTTGAGAACCTTTGGGACCACACTCCGTCCGACTGCCCGACATGCACGTGGGCCAAGGACCACCTGAGTGATCGGCCCAGCCACTGTTTCTCGGGAATGCTGATGCTGATCAATGCCCGGAACCGGCAGCTGATCTACCGCATCGGCCAGTACCGCCCTCAAAGCAGAACGTGGGAAGCGACGTGGCCCGACTAGCGCCGCCGTCTCCATAGCCACACGCCGAGCGCCACTAGCACTGCCACGCCCACTGGTCCTACCGGCGACTTAACCATCCACCGTTGATACCCCACAGACAGCCGGTGTAACCCGTGTAGTCGTCCACCTGTGACCGCCCCGCTAGATCCCCGTGATCTGGCGGGGCTGCTTTTTTGTGCGTGGTGTATGCACACCGGAGGGGTTGTGGAGTAGGCTAGGTGTATGAACACCAGAGCCGCGTCACATGACACCACGTGCGGCGTGGGGAGCAGTGGAAGTTGTTTCGTCCCGTGGTGCACCTGCCATTGCCACGACGCGGGTGTTGTGACACCTACACTGCGGTCTATGCCGAATCGGCCCCGCACACCCATCCGAGGCATCCGCGTTCCGGACGAGTTATGGGCCGCAGCGCAGCAGGTCGCAGCGGACAAAGGGGAGACCGTTTCCGATGAGGTGCGGCGGTCCCTTGAGCGGTACGTCAAGAAAGTGCGGAGGGGGAAGGCATGAACGCCAAACTGGACGACTGGTTGCAGGATGGCCCCGCGTTGGTTCACAAGGGCGGGGCGTGGCGCATCGAGCCGGGGTGGACGGGCATCGGCGCTGAACTGTTCCAACGCACACCAACGGGCGGGTGGACGGTTCTGTTGGTGTTCGATTCCGCGGCCGAAGCTGAGGCTTACGTGGAGCGGGTGCGGTAGCCGTGAGTTTCACGTCCCGCTTAGGCGGTGCCGCGCTCACTCAATGTGGTTACTTGTCGCAGATCGCGTCCATGCCCGATGCCACGGAGATAGCCACCGACGGACCGCTACGAAGCCTGCGCGCTGATCGCTTAATCTGGGACGCAGGCCGATTGCGCGATGACCAGCGATCCTGTGGACGTGCCGCCTGATCCCGCGACGTCCTGTACGGGCCACCACTCACCACCCACTGCACCGTACGAACCGGACCCGACGAACGCTAAGTCAGTGCCGCCGGCCGCGCAACGTGTGCTGAATCGCGAACGCCGTCCAGATGACAGTCCACATCCCACCCCACAGGAACCACAGCACACCCATCCCGACCGCGATACTGCCCGACTCCTCATCGGCCTGCGCGACCAACGGAATGCCGAACAGCAGCGTCCCGAGTAACGAGAACACCGCGAGCAGCCCAAACCCGTAATGGATGGTGAACCGGCGCTCGGCAGGTGCTGCGGGTGGTGGCAGGGCGAGCCACTGCTGGCCGTCCCAGTAGCGCTGCGCGCCGGACGGGTCGGGATACCAGCCGGGCGCAGTCACGCCAGCACCGCCGTTTCTGTCATGGATGGATCGTAATTGTCGATCATGACATTCACCGCCTGATTCCCTATCTGCCGTGTTGTCGGCAACAACATGGCGTTGCGTTGGTGCTGGTGGGTCCGGGTGGCTCGTTGTTTTTCCCGGTTACGTATCCGCAGGTGGTGATACAAAAGACCAGGTGGGCAAGGGGTTCGAATCCCCTTAGCTCCACCGTTGACCTGCTAAAACAGGGGTCCAAATACGAAACAACGGCACAAAACAACATATGCTGTTGGGATGGCGTCCATTCGTGAGGTCCCAAGGAACGACGGCACCACCGCACACACCGTCCTCTACCGCCTCGATGGCAGGCAGAGAACGCTCGTCTTCGACGACCCGAAGGCCGCCGAAGTCTTCAGGGACACCATCAACGTCCACGGCCCGAAACGTGCGATGGAGATGCACAACATCGACCCTGAGCCACGCCGGCGCAACAAAGTCCATGTGATGACCGTCGCCGAATGGGTCCGCCACCACATCGACCACCTCACCGGCGTCGAACAGACCACCATCGACAAATACGACGACTACCTGAAGAACGACATCGAACCCCACCTCGGCCACATCCCACTCAAGGAACTATCGAGCGACGACCTCGCTCGATGGGTCAAACACATGGAAACCCACGGCGGGCGCAAGGGCACCGGGCACGCCCCGAAGACCCTCGCCAACAAATACGGGTTCCTCTCCGGTGCGCTGAATGCCGCCGTGACACGCAAACCGAAACCGTTGATCGAGTCCAACCCGGCGGCAGGCCGCAAACTCTCCAGGGCCGAAGCGCCCGACTCCGAAGATGACGAAGACATCCGAATCCTCACCCACGACGAGTTCGACGTCCTACTCGATGCTGTCACCGACTACTGGAAGCTGCTGATCGAGTTCATGGTCACCACCGGCCTACGGTGGGGGGAGGCCGCCGCCCTGGAGCCTAAGCACGTGAACCTCGCGGACGGGACGATCAAGATCCGGCAGGCGTGGAAGTATTCGCGCACGAACGGCTACTACCTCGGTCCTCCGAAGACGAAGCGGTCCCGTCGGACGGTGGACGTTCCCACGGAGATGCTGGATCGCCTGGACCTGTCGGACGAGTTCGTGTTCATGAACACCACCGGGGGCCCTGTCCGGTATCACGGGTTCAAGCGCAGGGTGTGGGATGCCGCGGTGAAGAAGTCCGGCCTGGACCCGCGCCCCACTCCGCACGATCTGCGGCACACGTACGCGTCGTGGCAGCTCATCGGTGGTACTCCTATCACGGTGGTGTCGAGGCAGCTCGGTCACGAGAGCATTCAGGTCACGGTCGACATCTACGGCGACGTGGACAGGGCGTCGGCGAAGGTGGCATCGGAGTACATGTCCCGGACGCTGGCTGCGCGGAAGCAGCCAAACCCTAAACCTCAACTCTAGCTTGGGAACCCGCGTTGTCGGTTCACTGGAATTTGCCCGGCGCGTCATTTAGAGTTCACCCTATTCGGGCCGGGGGCAGTCCGACGGAAGGCTCAACCGATGTTGGAAAACGAAAACGGCCGCGCCCCCGGTATGTTCGGAAGCCAGATCGACAAGGCGCTCGCCCTAATGCCTGACGCCGACGGCGAAGCCAACCTAGATGAGCACGTTCGCTGGGAACTGCACGCAGTCCTAAGCCGATTGTGCCTAACCGACTTCACCACCAGAGAGGTCATGGCCCTCCTTGCCGTCCTTTGTCCCATCCACTCGCGTGTGATCCGGCAGCATAACGGCCCCGAGATTATCGGGCCGGTTATCCAGCTGGTCCGCACGTAACCGAGCCTCCTGGGCTTCCGCTTCAGCCGATGCTCCCGCCGCCGCGGCCGAATCACGCAGGTGGCGCAGCAGTGCCAGCACAGATTCTTTGTCTCGGTTGGAGAGTGTGGTGTCGAGCTTGACCGCTTGCTCGGGGGTGGGCAGCTCATGCTGGGGAAGATGGACCCCCATGCTTTCGATGGCGGCGACAGCAACCTGGGACGGTGCGACCCGTAGGCCGGCTGCGAGGGCGAGGATGACTTCGCCCTTGATGGACACCACCGGATTGCGGAATCGCGAGATGTTGGATTTCGATAGGACATGGCCCTTCTCCTTTGCGTTACGCACCAGGTCGGGGTCGGACCAGTCGTTGGCGTCTTTGACGCCGTCGATCAGCCGTGCGAGCTGGTGGGCTGTTGCCATGTCGTAGACGCTCCCGCTTCCTGTCCGTGGCGTCCACTGGGGTGGGCACCGAAACTCTCCAGATGTTGGGCACTAGAAGTATCGAAAGATTCTTCTGGATAGTCGCAGGTGGGCGGCTATCTCGCAAAATACATCGGTGTAGTTACTTGCGCCGTGGGCACCGGACCTGTATCAATGGACAGGAAAGCTGGACACCATGGACAGGAGGATGTAATGTCGACCACGTCGCAGTTATCACTACTCGGGGAGGTGTATATGGAACTCCGGGATCGCAAGAAGCTTGCTCGGTTGATGATCGTGCAGGAGGAAACGCACCGATCACTGGCGCGGGCCGCAGGGTGGAAGTCCCATTCGTATCTCGGCCGGCTGCTGCGGGGCGAGGTCAAGACGCTGGACACTGACGCGGCGTTGCGCATCGCGCACAAACTGCGCGTACCTGTCGATGATCTCTTTTTGATCCGAGTGGACAGCATTGATGTCCAGCGCGAACCGAAAAATAAGTCGTCCGCCGCATAACAAAAGGCCGCCACCCGCGGTAACGGGTGACGGCCACGACCAGAGAACAGGAGTCTCCGTGTCAGACATACAGCATATCGGCGATCAGTCGCCATTCGACACCATCAGGCGCGTCCGCCCCGATGGAACCGAGTATTGGACCGCCCGCGATCTCTGCCAGGTCGTCGAATACGAGACGTGGCGCAACTTCGCCGCCGCTGTGGAGCGCGCCAAAATCGCCCTGAAGAACAGCGGCGAGGACGTGACCAGCCACGTTGTTGACGCCGGCACTCTGGTTCAGCGGCCGCAAGGGGGATCGGTCCCGCGCGAGGACTACGAACTGTCCCGGCATGGCGCCTACATCACGCTGATGAATGGCGACCCGAGTAAGCCGCGGATCGCAGAAGCTCACAACTACTTCGCCCGCCGCACTCGTCAGGCCGAAGTGGTCCAGATGGCCATCACCGCCGAGGATCGAGCGATCAAGAGGTTGGCCGTGCTTCAGGCGGCTAAGGGGCTGATTGATTCCAGGCACCTTGAGGCGAAGGCGCGCTGCCAGCTCGCGATCGGGCTTGGGGAAGCCCCCGAGTTGGACGTGTCGTGCCGCCCGCTGTACTCGCAGACATACCTGGAAGAGCGTGGACTGTCCCGGAAGCAGATCAAGGCGCTGTCCGGGATGTTCGGGAAGCGGCTGAAGGCGGCGTTCCTGGAGCAGCACGGCACCGCGCCGAAGCAGTATCCACTGGAGACCGGTTCCGGTCAGATCCGAAACGTGAACGCCTACACCGAGGCTGATCGGTCCTTGATGGATGCGGTTTGGGATCGGTTCTACGCGGGGGTTGCAGTATGAGCGCCCATTCGTTGCAGTCTCTGGTCGACGAAGGCTATGCCCCGTCTGTTCGGTGGCTGGCCGAGGGCATTAAGCGCGGCGACGTACCGGGCCACCGCATCGGCCGGTACTGGAAGAACTGGATGCTGACCGATGACGACCTGGAACAGTTCCTCACGGGCACACAAACCGCACCGGTCACACCGGAAGCCGCTGATGTGGAACAGGTTTCGGAGCCTGATCTGATCATGGCGGGCTTATCGTCTCGGACCGCCCGCCGACTGAGGAGGGCGTCGTGAGTTTCCTTGCCGGGCTGCCTCTGGACGATCAGTTGCGTGTGTTTTACGTGTTGGCGGGGGTGTTTGTGTTGTTGGTGTGTGTGGGGATGGGCGAGGACTCGTACGGGACCGGGTCATGAGCGCCGAACTTAGGGACGCCATAACCCCTGTCTTAGCCAGGATTTGGACGTACTCCCTTTTTGATCCCGAGCGTGACACGGCGCTGATCCTTGCCGCAATCCAGGACGCTGACCTGTTCTGGGATCGCGTGGAAGACGCGGTCGAGACGGCGGTATGGGGTCATGAACGCCAGGACGGCGACGGGTCTTGCCGGTGTGGCGCGGTCAACAACATGGACGGTGATGTCTTGCCGAGCCACCGTGTTGGGGCTGTGACCGAAGCAATTCAGAAGGCATTCTTCGGGGAGCCGTCGTGACTGTTGAGTCTGACATTGCTTCCCTGGGCGAGCTTTTGGCGTCGACTAAGCGGGCGTTCGAGGATGAGCAGCGGGCGCATGGGGACACCATCTCGGACCTTGGCTGGGCGTTGGAGCGCGCGGATCGGTTAGAGGTCCGTGTGCAGGAGTTGGAGGCGGAGGTTGCGGCGTCGACTGCGGTGGATTTGTTGGGGCGGTATCGGAGGGCGTGTATCGAGAACGCTGCCCTGACACGCAGGGTGGCTGAGTTGGAGTCGCGTGCGGCTACTGCTGGTGCGGCTGCGGAAGCACTGAAAGGCAACCGATGAACACGCGTGTGGTTCCTCAGCATCCGGTGATCGTGGACGACGCGGCCCTGGATTCCCTGCCGGTGGGCTCGATCATCCGTGACGCGGAGGGCAACGCCGTCCAGTGTGAGAAGCGTGTGGGTGCTTGGTTTTATCCGCGGGAGCGGTATCAGTTCACGTCGGATGACATTCCATTGCCGGCGCACCTGTTGTGGAACCCGGATTGGGGAATCGAATGAGCGTCATCGATTGGATCTTGTTGGTCGGGGTGGTGTGGGTGTTGGTGTCGGTGGCTTTCATGGCGGGTTCGGCGTGGGGCTCGACTGCGACGGCTAGCCGGTTCATCGAGGACCAGGATCACGGCCGGTTCGAGCGTGATGAGCGGGTGCGGGATGCGGCGGAGATGGCGCTAGACGGGATCGACTGGCCATGAAGTACAGGTTTTGGCAGAGACGTTTTCGCGCGGCATTCGTAAGCGGCTTGTTGGGCGCAAAGTCCGGCTACATGGTCCTGGATAGGGACGATCCGGTTGCGTTCTATGACGACGTACACGATGCCCGTGATGCGGCCCGTGATGCGAACCGGCGCGGGTACCTGAAGGGGCATGCGCTGTGAACGCGGTTGCGTTGGTGATCGTCGTGGGCTTGTCGTTGTTGGCGGGCTGGCTACTACTCGGAGAACGGAAGACAGAACGATGAGCATTGCCGAGGCAATCGCGCTGACAGGTATGGCGCACATGGTGGGCGACTATCTGATTCAGTCGCATTGGATGGCGAACGCCAAGACTAAGCAGTGGTGGCCCGCGATCCTGCATGGGGTTACGTACACGCTGCCGTTCATTCTGATCACCCAGTCTTGGTTGGCGTTGCTTGTGATTGGTGGGACGCACATCCTGATCGATCATTATCGGCTGGCCCGGTATGTGGTGTGGTTCCGAAATCAGTTGGCGCCGCGTGGTTGGCGCCCGTCGCTGAGTGAGCCGACAGGAACGCCGCCGGAAGCGCCGGTGTGGTTATCGACGTGGCTGCTGTTCATCGCCGACAACATCCTGCATGTGGCCATCAACGTCGCTGCGGTGGTGTGGCTATGAGGACTGCGGGTGGTTGGGGTGATTGTGGGTGGGGTGACGGCATGTTCCCGGACAGGTACGGACACACCGACACCGAGGAGGCCGGCGAATGAGCGGCAAGGATGGACGTCGATGCGTCTATGTCGCCGGGCCGATGACCGGGCTGCCCGAGTTCAACTTCCCGGCATTCAAAGCGGCCGCCGAAGAGTTGCGCGCCGAAGGTTTGGAAGTTCGCTCACCAACCGAAATCTCCGACGATGCGGCGCCAGACTCGTACACAAGCGCCAAGCCATATGCGTACTACCTACGCCTTAGCCTGCGGATGCTCTTGGAGTGTGACGCTGTTGTGCTTCTGCCGGGCTGGGATGGATCACGTGGGGCTTGCCTTGAGAAGGCAATAGCCGAACACCTTGGCATGAGCATCAGTGAATGGCCCGCGGGCGGTGTCGCGTGAGCGCGGGGGTTGGTATTGGGGGTCATCAATCCGCCCGTATGGCAACGGATGTGTGGCTGACTCCGCGTTACATTTTGGATGCACTGGGCAGGTTCGATTTAGATCCGTGCTCGGCGCCCGATCCACAGTTGTGGCCAACCGCCAGAGAGCACATCACTCTGCCACGTGACGGGCTATCTGAGCCGTGGCGTGGACGGGTATGGGTCAACCCGCCATACAACCAGCACGCCTATAAGTGGCTGGAGCGGCTGGCGCTACACGGAACGGGGACGGCCCTGGTGTTCGCCCGCACTGAGACAGCTGGGTTTGTGGATCACGTGTGGAATGCCGCTGACGCCATCATGTTCCTGCATGGGCGTCTGCATTTCCATCACGCGGGTGGTGAGCGCGCGCGAATGAATGCGGGCGCGCCGTCTTGCCTCGTTGCTTATGGGTGGCGAGACGCGGCCAGGCTGTGCAACTCGGGTCTGTCCGGGACGTTCTTATCTGATTGGAGGACGTCGTGAGGTCGTTGTCGGATGCTGTGGTGTTGCTTGCTGCTGATGGTTTGGTGGCTGCCGGTCGGGTGTTGGGTGGGTTGCGGCGTAGGTGTGACACGGAGCGGCGAGCGGATGCGCTGGCTGTGGCGGAGGAGTCACGGGAATGCTGGGAACCCAACGAACTATGTGCCAGCTCCGAAGTCGGGGCTAAAGCGCCGAAATGGGTCCGCGACTCACTCGACATGAACCGCCACAGCCTCGCCGCCATCGACGAGTTGACCGGCACTCGCTGGTGCTACGCGCATAAAAGCTTGTCTCGGGACTGCCTGCACGAACCAACATTTTGTCGTTTGCGGTATTACCCCGGCGACCGGGCTCCGGGCATGTGTGATCTGGAGGAGAAGCCGTGTGATCCGGTGTGCCCGTCGTGCGTGAAGGACTGGGCCGCCCAGCGTTCGGCGGCGGTGACCGTTCCCGCCGCCGACAACACCCCCGACTGCGGATGCGGCTCGGGTGAAAGATGCCCGGACCCCATCACATGCCCTGACGCGGTAGTAGCAGCGATGGCCGAGGACACCGCAGCAGCAGACGGCACCCAATTGTTCGACTCCATCGTCGCGCTCTGGGACTACCACACCCTTAGACACGACTGGTCCGATATCGGCTGGTGGGGTTGCGACGGATGCAACTGGACGGGCGTGGGGGAGCGCCAACACCTGCTGCAACGCCTCGCCCTAATCGCCGACATGAAAGCCGCCACCACACGAGTGCAGCAGCGATTAGGAGGCGCTTCATGATTCCCAACGGCCATGCGGAGCGCGGGAATTGGTTCCGCCAGTTAGCCCACGTGATCCATCTAGGCCGCTGCACTGAGTTCCCCTATGGGCGGTGCACACGACATGAAGAAGCCGAGTACTTCACACCCAAAGACAACGACATCGCGTCGGTCGTCATCAAGTGGCTGGAGTTCGACGCACGAGTACAGGAACAGCTAGGCGGCACAGCATGAAGTACCCAACTGACATCGTGAACGACGACGGGTGGGGACGAATCCACAAGGGGCATGGCCTAGATCGCGGCGAGTTACACCGCGACCTTGAACACCATGCCGGTAACCCACAACGTCCTGGCGAGACACTGAAGGTCGAAGAGGTCTACTTCCGATACGTGCCGCGCGTGAAGTGGTGCGCGAACTTCGGTTGGCCGTGCGACAACGAGGGTGAATGGCATAGCCACTGGGAGGCTGTGCGCCCCAATCCTGAATGCGCCTTCACGGTCGTCAACTGGTCCCGAGAAGCGACATGAGCGCGACGTTCAACGCCAAGTACGGAGGCCGTTGCGGTGGGTGTGACGGCGGGATCAAGGTCGACGATCTAGTCACCTACCGGGATGACGAACTGGTCCACGTCGACTGTGAAGCCTCCGAGGTTGACCCGCTGAAGCCCGGACGCAACGAACGGCAGTGCGGTTCCTGCTTCACGTTCCATGCAGGCGAGTGCCTGTGAACCACCAGATGTAAGGGCGGTCCCGGAGTTGTGACCTCCGGGACCGCGACACCCCAGGAAACACCCACTAGAGAGGAATCCCTGAAATGCCAAACCAGATTCTAGCCAGGAGGTCGAGCACATGCTGATCTCCGCGTTCCCCCAGTGGTGGCGAGCCAAGTTTTGCAGCCTCCGCACCGTCCAATCCCTGCCTCAGTTGCCGTTGATGGACGGCGACATCGCAGACCTCCAGCAGAAGGCCGACCAGCTCATGCAGGTGGCCGAGGACGCGGTCCACAGCCTTGACACGTGGGTGTGGTCGCACGAGTTGTTCGCCGCGATGCATCGCATCACTGAGTTGCGGTTGATGTGCAACGTGGAGATGTCGGCGGAGTTTGAGCCGGTGGAGGCGTTGTTCGTTCCGAAGTTCGGCGAGGACTTCCAGCAGATGTGGGACGCAGCAGGCCAGGTGGCGTCATGACCGCGCACCCGTTGCGGTTGATGCGTCAGTACCGCAGGTCGCGAACCAGGCTTGGCAGGGCGTGGGATCGGGCGAGGTTTTGGGTGCGCGAACAGCTCATCCCGATCAGCCTGCTTGTGGGCACACTCGCCATCCCCGCCACCGCCGTGATGGTTCAGGCGGTCGGATCATGAGCGGCGAGTTCCCCACGCTGGCCGATGTGGTAACTGCCACGCTGAATGAATGCGGCATTGACGATGCGGACATGGTCGAGACGCCAGACATCATTCGTGCGTGGCGTGAGGCCCGCACGGTCCGCACCGTAGAAGACCTGGATCATGTTCCAGCCCGCGCGATCGTCCGATCCGAGGCTGGCACCATCGCGTGCCGGTTCGACGGACGCAACGGTGTGGTGTTCGGCGACGACCGCCCGTTCCCGTGGCACAAACTCGCTCTCCCCGCGCTGCTGCTGTGGCACCCCGACTGGAGTCAGTCATGACGAACATCTTCCAAACCCCGAACCTGCTCCGAATCAGCGGCGACGTAACACTCCTCGCACACTTCGGGAACCTGCTCGCAGTCACCCCATACAGGATGCCCGGATCCGATCCCTACGATCACGTCACTGTCGCATTCCGCGGACTGCACCTGGAGTTCACCGCGCAAGACGCACGCCTGCTATCCGCCGGCCTTTTCACTGCTGCACGAAAAGTCAGGGACATGCCCGACTACAGCGGCATCGCCCACCTGGAGGGGCAGTCATGATCGGGCCGCGCATCCAAACCCACCACCGGCTCCGAATCGCCCGACTCGAAGCCAAACTCACCCAACGCGCCCTCGCCGAATACATCGGCACCAACATCCGCAACATCGAAAACTGGGAACAAGGACGCAACCACATCCCCGGCTACGCACTCACCAAACTCGCCCGCATCTGCGGCGTCGACCCCGACTGGATCCTCGACGGCGGAGCATCATTCATCGAATTCCGCGACATCTGCCCCGTCTGCAAACAAGACACACCCATCATCGGCCTCGACCGCACATACGCAGTCCACGGCGACAAAGCTGGCAACGAGTGCCCTATGGGCGCAAGGCGGGTCGCAGCATGATGACCACCGCATGGAAAACCCAAGGCCTGTGCTTCGGGCACCCCGACCCCGATCTGTGGTTCCCCGCCGACGCGCGCCGACGCGGCACCTTCGAAGCGGCCCTAGCTGTCTGCGCTCAATGCCCGGTAATCGATAAATGTTGGGAGTACGCCGAGGAGACTGGCGTGACCCACGGAGTGTGGGCCGGCGTTAACCGGAGCAAGCCGGCCAAAACAACCGACCACCCCCCGCAGCACGGCACAGAAGCGCGCGCCCGCAGGCACAGGAGGGCCGGGGAAGATCCATGCCCCGCCTGCCTAGAAGGGGAGCGGTCAGCTCGCCGCCTCCGCGAAACCCGGAGGCCGGCATGAGCATCATCGGAGACCTGGAGGGTCTGATCAACCGCGAACCCTGGACCGACGGTGCGCTCTGCACGCAGGTCGACAGCGGCGATCTGTTTTTCCCTGAGAAGGGCGGCTCCACCGTCGAAGCGAAACGCATCTGCAATCGCTGCGATGTCACCGCAGAGTGCCTCGCGTATGCGTTGAAAAACAAGATAGCCAGAGGTATTTGGGGGGCGAAGTCGGAACGGGAACGCCGCGACATGCTCAAGAGGTCGGCGTGATGCCCGGCCGGTTGGATACCGCCATCGCGGAACTGAAATGCGGTCTAGCCGCCATCGACGACGCCCGCTGCCTCCTGCACGAGTTGGGTTGGGAAACCCCCGCAGACGTGCGCTCGCAGCTGGTGTTCCAGCAGCAACACCACAACGCCAACAAACTCATCCAGCGGGGAGACGCCATGCTCGGCGCCCTCACCAGACAACAAGACAAGGAACCAACATGAAACGACCTATCTACGTGAGTCAGCGGGAAAACCTCGAGGGTGACTTTTGGTACACGGTGCGCGGGGGTAACGCCGAGAACGTCCTGACGTCGAAGATGTACAAGCAGCGGTGGCGTGCGGTGCGTGCTGCCCGCGCTTTCATCGAGTCGGTTGAGCCTGCCCCGGTGTCGTTCTCGTGGTGGTCCGGACCGACTGATGCGGCAGTGAAGTCCGGGACCGCCCGCGGCGCGATCCACCATCACACGGAGCGTCTCCGATGATCGTGGAGTGGTGCAGGTCTAAGCATCTCGCCAACTCTGGTGGTAGATGCCAACTCGAAGCCGGCCATGACGGTCCGCATGAGCGGACGATTCGGGGGGTTCGTTACGAGTGGACCGACGAGTCCGAAGCCGCCCACAAGAAGACGTGGAGGCCCGCGTCATGAGCCAAGACCCAGCAGCCCAACTGATCCTCTCCAAGTGGATCACCGACCGGGCGAAGGAATGGGAGGCAGAGGCCAAGCAGCAGTTGGGGTTGTTGCCGGGGGAGCGTAAGGCCGCTGTGGTGAATGGTCAGGTGTTGGGGCATGTGTCGATGGTGAAGGGACGCAGCGCCGGGTCTGTCGCCAACGCTGAAGCCCTGTTGGCGTATGTGAAGGCCCACCACCCCACCGAGGTCGAGGAAGTCAGGGAGGAGCGGATCCGGCCGGCGTTCCTCAAAGCGCTGTTGGATGACGCGGCGAAGAAAGGCGCGTTCGTCGACACGGATGGTGTGGTGATCGACGGCCTGATCGACGTCCGGCAGGGCGACCCGTATCCGTCCCGGAAACTCGCGGAGGACGCCGACATCCTCATCGCCGGACTCATGCCCAAGGGCGCGTTGGGTGTGTCCGGTCTGCGCGAATTGGAGGCCGGGGAATGAGCAGCTACCTGACGTCCTACAGCCGACTACTCGATGGATTCGTCAGCAACACGGTGCAACGCATGACATCCGATCCCGCAGAGGTCGCCGACCGCGTTGACGCAATCTTCGGGTCACTGGCGCATCAACGTCTGGACGAGATCCAACTGACAGCCCTCTTGTCTATCGCTGTGGATCGGCTCGCCACAAGCAAGATCGGAGCACCCGAATGAGCCCCCGCTTGAGGAAGCCGAACGGTATCCCGAACTGGCCCATGATCCTCCTCGAAGGCCCCGACAGTGTGGGGAAGTCCTACCAGTCAGCCCAATTCACCGGCAGCTCGAAGACCGGGCAGGCGTACTGGCTGGATGTGGGTGAAGGCGCGGCGGACGAGTACATCAACGTTCCCGGCGCTGACTACATGATCGTCGATCACGACGGGTCGTGGCAGGACATCATCGCCCAAATCCACGAGATCACCGAAGCCGAGCAGGACTCGAAGAAGCCGGCGGTGCTGGTGGTGGATTCGGCGTCGAACGTGTGGGACATGCTCAAAGCCTGGGTCAATTCACGTGCACGGAACTCGAAGAACGGGAAACGGACTCTCGCCGCTGATCCTGATGCGGAAATCAAGCCGTCCCCGAATCTGTGGAACGACGCCAACGACAGGCACGCCGCCTTCGTCACCGCCCTGTCCCGTTTTCCGGGCATCGTCGTCCTCACTGCACGGGGGAAAGAGACGATGGCTGTGGATGGTGAGGGTCGGCCGATTCAGGGGCAGCGGGACTACTCCGTGGAGGCCAACAAGTCGTTGCCGTTCAAGGTCAACGCCCACGTCCGACTGTCTCGGGAGGATCCCCCGGTGGTGGTGTCGTTCCGGTCGGCAACCAACGGTTTAAGGCCGGGCGTGGATAAACCGCAGAGGTACCCCGAGTTCACCCTTGAGCACCTGGTGTTCGAGGTGATGGGTCTAGAGAAGGCCCAGACGCGGGATGTCACGGAGTTGGTGACGGACGAGAAGGCGTTGGCCGATTCTGCCCGCCTGGAGCTGCGCCAGTGGTGCGAGGCGAACGGCCTGGACCTGAAGGCGGTGGCTGACCGCTTCTACGAGTCTCAGGAGGAAACCCTTGGGGCGACGGGTGATGCGTCGGCGGTGCGGAACCTGTTGCAGTCGTTGCAGGACGAACATGCAAAGGCGGCGTCATGAGGTTCGAAGTTTCGTGCCCTGCCTGCCCCACCCACATCAACCCGTCCGTGTTCCCTGACCGTGACGGCGCTGAAGCGTATGTGCGTCGCCATCACATCGTGGGGGATAAGCACAGGGCCGTGGTGGAGCCGGTGTTCGAGACACCGTTTGAAGGGCTGGTGTGCTGATGAGCGCCACTGCGTGCAAGAACTGCGGTCTGTCAATCACTCTGGTGCCCTACGCGCTGGGTCCGAAGTGGATGCACAATCCTCCCGGCTACACGGGTCACAAGATGGGCGGCGGTGCGTACAACGTGTACGAGCACTGCCGCGGGATGGTCGCTGAACCACCTGTTGGAGGTGTGCTGTGATGGCCGGATCTGTCCATGTCGGCGGCAACGGCTCTTGGATGCCGCTGAGGCTCGTCCGAGAGTTCGTTGAGGCCACGAAGGATTGGCCTGACGATAACTGGGTTCAGGCTGGAGTGGTCGGCCTGGAGCAGCGGATGTCGATTGAGTACACCACCCTTCAAGGCTTGAGGGCGGTGCGGAAATGAGCCGGCCGCAGGGGTTCACCCCCGCCACCCGCGCCCTGATCGCCGACCGGGCATCCGACTACAACGGCTGGCCTGTCTGTGAGGTGATGGCGGTCTGTCAAGGCGTCGCAGCTGAGGCGGTGCATCACAGGAGGCCCAGAGCAGCCGGCGGTAGCAAGCGCCCGGACACGAACAAGGCGGCGAACGGGATCGCCACCTGTAATGCCGACCATGAGTGGATTGAGTCGCACCGCGAGGAGGCGTTGCTTAACGGCTGGTTGGTGCTGCAATGCGAAGCCCCCGCCACCATCCCCGCCCTCCGGCGCGGTGTCTGGGTGCTGTTGGACAACGACGGCGGCTGGGTGCGGTGTGCGGCTCCGGGCGTACAGGGAGAAGCATCATGAAAACGTTCTATCTGGGGGCTCATCACCCGAACTGGCTCGCTAAGGCCGGGGTGCCCCTGTTCATCTCCCATAGGAGGCTACAGGGCTACAAAACGCTCCCCAAGGCCATTGAGCATTGGGCGTTGGATTCCGGTGGTTTCTCCGAGATTTCGCAGTTCGGGAAGTGGACCACCACACCAGAGCAGTACGTGCAGGCCGTTAAACGCTACGACCAGGAGATCGGGCATCTGGGTTGGGCGGCGCCGCAGGACTGGATGTGCGAACCAGACATGCTCACCAAAACTGGGCTCACAGTCCGGGAACACCAGCAGCGTACAGTCCGCAACTTCCTCCAGCTGCAACAACTCTGGGGGGACGACAGCCCGTTCATGCCGGTCCTGCAAGGCTGGACAGTCGACGACTACCTCCACTGTATGGAGTTGTACAACATCGCCGGTATCGATTTGGAATCTTTCCCGTTGGTGGGTGTCGGCTCGGTGTGTAGGAGGCAAGCGACCGGGGAGATCGGGATGATCTTTCAATCCATCCTCAAGCACCAAGACCTGCTGATTCACGGGTTCGGGGTCAAACTCCGCGGCCTCCAAGACTATGGGCACCTACTCAACTCGGCCGACTCCATGGCCTGGTCCTACTGGGCACGAAGAGACCCCCCCCATGCCGGGCTGCACCGAACACAAGTCGTGTTCAAACTGCATCAAGTACGCGATGTGGTGGCGCGCGAAGGTCGACCGCATCCAATACCGCCACCAACTGTCCTTTGACTATGACGAAGCGGTCGTCGCGTGATCGCCCTGGTCTGTGACGGCCAGACCATCGCCCGGTTCGATAGCTACCCGGAAGCAGCAGCACACCGGTTGGAGGTGTGCCCGTCGTGGGGTTTGGTGCGGGGCGGGTACCGGATCGTGGGGGTCACCGGGTGAGCGCGTGCGAGTGGTGCGGGGGGATCGACGGCCACGAGAACGGCTGCCGGTTAGGTCTGGGCCCGGACGAGATCGCCGAACGTCAGCCGTGCTGTCCGTGCGGTTTGAAGACGCGTCCCGGTAGCTGCGGGTGGTGCGAGGAATGACCGAAAAACGTTGCGGGAACAGCGCATACATGAACAACAACGGTGGGATTCAAGGTATGCTAGAGGGGCAAAAAGTAAGGCCCCGGCGACAGCTTGCGACTGCCCCGGGGGATGACCGAATCTCAAGCAAGGAGATCCGATAGTGATAGATGATAGCGCGCCACCCGACAGGGTTCGAGAGCAGATAGAGGCCGACGCCAGAACCGTCGCCTATCTGGACGCCGAGCAGAACGCACGGGTCATTGCCAGGGTTCGGGAACTCGCCTGGAAATGGGATTCAGCGACCAGTCTGACGACCGGACAACCGAACACCGTGGCCAAGGCATTCGCTTCGGAACTGTTCTGCGCCCTCGCCATCCACAAGACCGACAGCGGTGACGCCTGATGCCCGACTCGATCCCCGCGTTCAAGGTCGGCGACAAAGTGCTGCTCGTCAAACGCACCCACCGCCGCTACGAACCCGAAGCCGAAATCGAAACCACCGTCACCAAAGTCGGCCGCAAGTACTTCACCGTCGAACACGGACTCCACTACCAAAAGTTCCACCTCGACAGCGGCTTCGAGGTATCCAACTACTCGGCGTCCTGCTACGTCACCACACCCGAACGACAAGCCGAAAAGGCCCTTGTGAGCTACCTGGTCGACGCACTGCGCAAGCAGGGTGTCACCTTTGATGGACATCACCGGAACTTCACATCCAAATCGCTGAAGGCGATCCTCGGCGCGGTACTCGCAGAGGGCGGTGCCTGATGGCAAGGGATCACACGAGAGTGAACCTCGACATCTGGGGTGACGACGACTTTCGCGACCTACCCGTCGACTCCCAAAACCTCTACTGGACGCTCTGGACATCACCCGACAGGACATACTGCGGCGCCCATGAGTGGAGGCCAGGGAAGCTCTCTCAGTGCGCCGAGGACTGGACGCTGCCAAGGCTTCTCACCGCCGCCACCGTCCTATCTGAGCGTCTGTTCGTGTTGTTCGACGACGTGACCGAGGAGTGCCTAATCCGGTCATGGATCAAGCACGACGGGCTGTGGCGAACCCCGAACTTGGCAGTGACGATCGCCAACGCGAGGGCCGCTATGGGGTCGAAAACGTTGCGCGGTGTCGTCGTTCATGAGGTCAAAAAGCTGGTGCGGGCCGAGCCGGAATTGAACGGTTGGAAGCGCGATGAGGTCGTGAAGATGCTCTCCCAGAGGGACGTTGACCCGGCCGACATACCCCCGTACAACCCCGGACCTAATGGGGGCATTAACCCCAGCTCTAACCCCACGGTTAACCCCACCGCTAACCCTTACGACCGGAACGGCGTTAACCCCCCGCCTAACCCCCCCTCTACTACAGCTACCTCTACACCTACAGCTACAGCTACAAACCCCCCCGCTCACGTCGACTACGAACCGGAACCACCCCAGCGGTACAGCGGGAGACGAACGGGGGCAGAACTCGCACTGGCACGCTTCTCGATGATCCCAAGCCATCACTCACAGATCGCCCGCGACATCGTCCGCCAGTACAGCGACAGCCTGGATACGCCTATCGACGCTAAGACGGCCCGTGAGATCGCACAGGCCGTCGATGGCGGGATTCAGGCCGGCCAGTCGCCCGAGGCGATCTCGGCAGGCATCGAGGACTGGGCCAAGTCGGATTCGTTCTCACCCACCCAGATCGCGAAGTACATCACCAAGGCCGCCGCCCGAAGGCGCAACAACGGCGTCGGGAAACCCACACTCAAAGCCGTCCAGAACGGCCAACTCGCAGAAGAACTCATCGCCGAAATGGATGACCAATGAACCTCAACGCCACACCCGACACCTTGCGGGCAATCGCAAAAGCCCTCCAACGAGCCGGATTCCTCGACGACCGCATCGGGCAACCCGACAAAGCCCGCATCGCAGCATGGGCCGAACAAATCCAGCCCTACCGTTTCACCGACGGCGACATGCTCGACGGCGTGTCCCGGTACTACTCCGGGCCTGTCGATCGGGCGATCGGGATCGGTGACTTGATCCACCACTCGAAGCAGGCCCGCGTGGATCGGACGGCGAGCGAGACCCGGGAGCAGCGTGAGGCCCGGCAGGAAGCGTTGTCGGCGAAGGCGGCTGAGGACATTGAGGCGTTGGCTGAGCGCAAGGGCTTGAGACTGGGCGCGGACCGGGTGTTTCTGCGTGGCGGCCCGGATACTGCGAAATCGGTTGTGTGCCCGTGGTGCAAGGCCCGCCCCGGACAGCCGTGCGTCGAACCATCGTCTGGGAAGCCGTTGACTCACACCCCGTATCACCCGGGGCGTGTTGATGCATGGGGAGGGAAAACCGCATGAGCGACACCCGCTGCAAGCACTGCAACCGCCGCATCATCCGAATCGGCCTGACGGAGTGGGGTCACGTACCGACGACGCCACGCGAATCACTATCCCGTCAATGCCGACCACCCGCCGCCCGCCGAACCGCCAACCCCGCCGGGGGGTCTCGTCATGCCTGACCTGAAAACGGTACTCACCGAAGCGTTGCGTGAGCATGACATCGGCTATCAACGCTGCAAGTGCGGATGGTTTACGGAGCACGGTGTTGTTGCGGACGCCGTTGCCGCCCATCTTGCGGATGTCCTGCTGTCCCTTCCGGGTGTGGCGGTAACCCAACTCCCCGAACCCATCGGCACAAACGGCAACGACAACCGCGTCTGGGAAAACGGGCCGAACTACATCGAGCAAGAGTTCGAGGGCGACGTGATCATCAACGACCGCCTGGGAATCGACGCCGAGCACCTCCGCGCAACTGCCGCAATCCTGCTCGCTGCGGTTGTTCTCTCTGAGGGGGAAACCCGATGAGCGGCGGCGGTGCGGTGTTGGTTGTTGCCGACACACTCCGCAACCACATGCCCGTGTTCGACGAGAACGGGCACATCAACGGCACCGTCCCCGGCCGCGGCGCGTGGGATTGCTTCTGCGGGATGGTCGTCAACGTGGCCGAGGACGACGTGCTGGCCCATGTGGCTGCTGCTGTGGTTGACGCCCTAGGAGGACT